AAAGTATAAAGCTTCTTAAGAAGGCAGGAATTGAAACTCGCATCTATATGATTATTGGTCTACCTGGAGAGCCACCGAACATTGTAGAACAAACTTGGTCGTTTATACAAGAGACAAATCCAGATGCTGTATATTTGTCGCTTTTTACAGTTAGACCGGGAACCGCAGTTTATAACAATCCAAAAAAGTTTGGAATTAAAGAGATTAAAACATCATGGGAAAATACTATGCATATGCACAGCAGGTACGAAAAAGAGATTCCAACTTTGACCTTTGAGTACGATGAAAATACGCCATGGGGCGAAGGAGAGAAAAGTGAAATAATTGTTGACAATTATTTAAAACTTCAAGATCTTGTTAAGGCGCATGGATATGGACCCGTTGGTTACACCGATAAGGAGAACAAATAATGAATTTTAAATGGCCGTTAATTAATGACAATATTTCGCAAAAAGATAAAGAACACTTAGCAGAGTTTATTTTAAACAGTAATCGATTTACTAATGGACCAAAAGTTAAGGAATTTGAAGTTGCGTGGTCTAAGTGGCTTGGTGTAAAATACAGTGTGATGGTCAACTCAGGATCGTCTGTAAACTATATTTCTGCGGCAATTGTAAGAGAATTGAAGGGAAAAGGTGGCGAGGTTATTGTTCCCCCCATTGGATGGGTATCTTGTGTTTCTTCTGTAATTAACACAGGTTTTACACCTGTTTTTGTGGATGTGGACCCACGATCTTTATCTATTTCTTATGAAAATATTGAGGCGGCAATAAACGAAAATACAAAAGCTATTGTTTTAGTGCATTGTTTAGGTTTCAATGCAATAAACGAAAAGATTATTAAGCTTGCAAAAGAAAAAAACTTATTATTAATTGAGGATTGTTGTGAATCACACGGCGCAGCTTATGATGGAAATAAAGTTGGTACTTTTGGAGATATGTCATGTTTTTCTTTTTATTTTGGACATCACATCACCACGATTGAAGGCGGTATTCTGTCCACTAATGATTATCGTATTTATCAACTTGCTAAATTGTTTAGATCACATGGTATGACCCGTGAGGTTTCCAAGGAAGTACATGATAAATATTATGAATCTGATTTAAATCCGTTATTTACATTTGCTGTACCTGGCTATAATATGCGTAGTACCGAGATAAATGCTGTATTGGGGCTAGAACAACTGACTCGTTTAGATTTCAATATCGAACAGAGAAGTAAAAATTTACATTTGTGGTTAAGCAATTTAAATCCTGAAATTTTTAGAACTGATTTTAATTTAGAGGGAAATAGTAGTTTTGCATTACCTTTAATATTAAAACAACAACACACAGAATTATTAAAAAAAGTTTGTGATATTTTGGAAGATGAGAATGTAGAATATCGCCTTGGAACCGCTGGTGGAGGGAATCAAGCACGACAACCATATTTAAAAAGGTATGAATTTATAATATCTAACAACTTAAATAATGCTGATTATATACACGAGAATGGTTTATATATAGGAAATCACACTGAAATTACTGAGCAGCAATTAGTTCATCTATGTGAAAAATTAAATAATGTTTAAAAATAAGAATGTTTTAGTTGCTGGTGGTGCGGGATTAATAGGGAGACAATTAATTGATCTTTTATTAGAAGAAGGCGCAAATGTATCGATAGCAGATTTAAAAAAGACATATATAGATGGGATACATGAAATGTCCCTTGATTTAACCATTTATGATAATTGTTTGAAGGCATGTTATGAGATGGATTATGTTTTTAACTTGCTTTGTGTTAAAGGATCACCAAAGGCGATGAAAGAAAGACCCGTTGATCATTTTGATTCGATGATTCTCTTTAATACAAATTTATTAAGAGCCGCCAAGCAATGTAATGTTAAACGATATTTATATGCCAGTACTTTAGGAGTTTATGCACCAGCAGATATTTTCTTTGAAGATGATGTATGGAAAACATTTCCTTCAAAAAATGATAGATTTGCTGGATGGGCTAAACGAATGGGAGAATTACAAACCGAAGCATATAAAATACAATATAATTGGGAAAATATTTCAATAGTACGCCCAGCTAACACTTATGGTCCTTATGATGATTTTGATTCTGATGGAGCAATGGTGGTGCCTTCTCTAATCAAAAAAGTTATTAACAATAGAGAAAAGGTAGTGGTCTGGGGAGATGGATCAAATGTGCGAGATTTTATACACAGCAAGGATGTTGCTAAGGGAATGATGCTTGTTATGGAAAAATCTCCCGGACCCTCTTTCCCCGTAAATTTGGGAAGTGGAAAGAGGCACACAATTAAAGAACTTCTTAATATTATAATGAAGAATACGGATAAAAATCCTGAAATTATATGGGATACTAATAAAATTGTGGGAGATAAAGTTAGAGTATTGGATGTTCATCGGGCCAAGTCCTTGGGCTTCGAGCCAGAAATTTCATTAGAAGACGGGGTAAGTGGCCTAGTTAGATGGTACATTGATAATGAAGTCCTCAAAAAAAATTAAAGTAGGAACGATTCAGATCAACAATAGTTTTTCGGGCCAAAATTATTTGCCTCTTTCATTAGGATTTTTATATTCATATGCCAAGTTTCATGTTGGGGATATTGAAAATTTTGAATTTTTAAATCCCATTTATAAGAGAGTTAAGATTAAGGATGCAGTTGATTATCTCAAGGATGTAGATATTGCAGCGTTTAGTGTCTATGTATGGAATCATAATTTATCTTTAGAAATAGCTAAAGAACTTAAAAAAGTTAATCCCAGCTGTTTGATTATTTTTGGAGGTTGTCATGTACCTGACAAGAATACAGCAGAATATTTTCAAAAGTATGATTTTATAGATATTGCAGCAATTGGAGAAGGAGAGAGGGTTTTTGCTTCTTTATTAGAAAATTTTTCTGAAAAGCGATGGGATTTGGTACCTTCCATAACTTATAAAGATAGTAACGGTAAAATAATTTCAAAACCTCAAGGTGAGAGAATTAAGGATATGAATGAGATTCCTTCTCCTTTCTTAGATGGATATTTTGATTCACTTATTGAAATGAATCCTGATGAAAAGTGGATAGGTTTGTGGGAAACAAATCGAGGGTGCCCATTTTCTTGCACTTTTTGTGATTGGGGAGTTGGATTTAAAAAGAAGGTGCAGAAATATAGTCTTGAAGATAGGCTCTTTTTAGAGGCTGATTGGTTTTCCGATAAGAAGATCGAATTTATATTTTGCTGTGATGCAAATTTTGGTATTTATAAAGAAAGAGATTTTGCAATTGCTAAAAGGTTTGCAGATAATAAAAAAAAATATGGATATCCACACGCTTTATCTGTTCAAAATACGAAGAATAATTCGGACTCATCTTACGAAGTACAAAAGCTTCTATCAAAATCGGGATTAAGCAAAGGTGTTAATATTGCATTTCAATCAATGCACAAACCTGCATTAGATGCTATCAAGAGGGGAAATATTCGATTGGCACCTTTTGTGGAGTTGCAAAGAAAATTTACAGATGATGGAGTTAAAACATTTTCGGATATGATTTTAGGTCTTCCTTTAGAGACTTACGAAAGTTTTTCTAAAGGTGTGTCCGATCTTATAAAAATGGGCCAACATAATAGAATTCAATTTAATAACTTATCTATACTTCCAAACACCGAAATGGCAGAATTAGGTTATCTAAAGAAATACGGAATGGAGATAGTAGATAGTACCATCATTAATATTCATGGAAAAATAGAATCGGAAGAAGTCCCAGAAGTTCAACAAATGGTTATAGGAACAAATTCAATGCCTGGAGAAGAATGGGTAAAAACTAGGTCTTTTGGATATATGGTAGGCTTTTTACACTTTAACAAAATTTTTCAAATTCCTTTAATAATTGCAAATGCTGTTTTTGGTGTTGATTATGAAACTTTGTTCAATGGTTTTTTGGGAGAAAAATCAGATAATAAATCTGCTTTGTCAAAAATTAAACAACAATTTTTAAAACATTCTAGGGATATGCAGTCTGGTGGGCCTGAATTTGCTCCATCCAAAAAATGGCTAAATATTTGGTGGCCTCCAGATGAGTTAGCATTTATAAATGTTGTAACCAGTGGTGAAATAGATGAATTTTATAAAGATGCTAAAAATGTTTTGTATGAAATTTTGGATGATGCTGATGTTAAAGAATATGAAGATGTAATTTCTCAAGCAGTTGAATTGAATAAGAAATTAATAAAATTGCCTAATCAAAAAAATGATTGTAACATTACTTTGGATTACAATATTTGGGATGTTTATGATACTGTAATGAAAGGTGAAAACATTATTTTTTCTACTGGTAAATTTGAACATGTCATCGATAGAACTACTGAAACGTGGGGTTCTTGGGAAGAATGGTGTGAAAAAGTAGTGTGGTGGTGTAATAAAAAAGGTGCCTATCTTTATGAATGTATTACTAATGATGAAAAAATTATAATAGAAAGTAAAGAAATCAAAAAGGAGCCTTTCGGCAATGATGCAAGATATCAATAGTAATGTAATAATAACAGCATCAAGTAAGGGATTAGGATTTGCAATAGCTCAGAAATTTGCAGAAAATAATCATGGTATTATTTTACATGGTCGTGATGCAAAAAAAATTCAAGAAGCTAAACAAAGCCTTAATAATGTAATATGCACAATTCAAGGAGATTTAAGAGAACAAATTACGATTCAAAAAATATACGACAATGTGTTAGAATATGGTATCTCTATCCTTGTTAATAATGCAGCTATTCCCTGTTATGGTTTACCTCTTGCACAAATGTCTGTGGAACAGGTAAACGAAAGTATGATGACGAATTTGTTTTCTCCTATTTTTTTGTCTCATAAGCTTTATCCTGTTTTAAAGAAAAACAGCCCAGGTGGAATTATAAATATTAATTCAATTGTAGGGCTAGAATCTAAGAAATACAGAAGCATACATTCTGCCACTAAATGGGGACTGAAGGGTTTTTCTAAAAGTTTAAGAATAGAAGCAGCAGACGATAATATGAAAATTATGAATGTTTATCCAAGCAGAATTAGAACAGTAAAAGAATATACATATGGTTTAGATTCCTCATATGTTGCTGATTTGATTTATAAAGAATTTACTAAATCGAATGGTTTGGATGAACTCGTAATTGATGGAAGACCGCCGCAATTTAAACCTGTATTAAGTGAGAATTGAGATGAAAAAAATTTTGATTTGTGGAGCCACTGGATTTATTGGTAGAAATCTTTTAGATCATTATTATAAAAAAAAAGAATATAGTGTTAAAGCTACACATTTTAAACGCCCCCCTTTAAGAGAATATGATGGGGTTGAATGGATTAATTGTGATTTAAGAAATGCAGAACATGCTAAAGAAGCTTTAAAAGGGGTAGATATTATATTGCAGTTTGCTTCAACTACTAGCGGAGCAAAAGATATCGTATCAAAACCTTATATTCATGTGGCCGATAATGCGATAATGAATTCTATTCTATTAAGAGAGGCGTTTGAGCAGGGAATTGAGCACTTTATATTTCCTAGTTGTACAATTATGTATCAAAAATCACAAATAGCTCTTAAAGAATCTGATTTTGATATGGCAGATGAAATTCTCCCTTTTTATTTTGGAACTGGCCACACAAAGGTATATTTAGAAAATATGTGTAAGTTTTATGCTAGTTTGGGAAGAACGAAACATACAGCTATTAGACATTCAAATATGTATGGACCCTATGACAAATATGATTTAGAAAAGTCCCATGTATTCGGAGCAACTGTTACTAAAGTAATGAATTCAAATGATGGGAAAATTGTTGTATGGGGTACAGGAGAAGAAGCAAGAGATTTATTGTATGTAAAAGATTTGGTGCGCTTTGTAGATATTGCCATCAATAAACAAGTAGAAAATTTTGAGCTTTTTAATGTGGGTTTGGGCAAAGGAATAAAGATTAAAGATTTGGTACAGAAGATTATTAAATGTTCCGGCAAGAAATTAGAAATTATACACGATTTATCAAAACCGACTATTCCCACATCTCTTTTCTTAGATTGTTCACATGTGAAAGAAAAGTTTGGATGGGAACCAATATATACGTTAGAAGAAGGAATTACCAAAACATTAAAGTGGTATGGAAATAATAATGTTAATACAAGAACAAATTAATTTTTATAAAGAAAATGGTTATTTAATTGTTTCAAATATTTTTACTGATCAAGAAGCTAAAAAATATAACCAGTATATGAGAAGACATGCTAATAAAGATTTCGCGGCAATTGTGAACCCAGATCGTTATGAAGAACTTTATACTCAGGATGAAAGGGTTAAGTCAGATCTAACCGTGGAAGAAATCGCTGAGACTTCAGAGTTTTCGCAATATATTATGAAGCATCCAACTATAGTTTCAATCTTGGAAACACTACAAGGAAGAGAAGTAGTTGGTTTAAGCAGTCAATTTATTTTTAAAGAAGCTTATTCACCATATTGCACTCAAGCTTGGCGACCGCATCAAGACGGATGGTATGTTGCAGATAGAAATGGCGAGTATATTACTACTAATTGGTTTTTAAGGGATGCTAATGTAGAAAACGGAACAATATATGTATATGCTGGTAGTCATAAGGCAGGTTTAAAAAATGCACTACCCCAAAAGAGTTTTAGGGAAGATACAAATTCTAATCCGGGGAGTAAATGTACGATTCCAGAAGAGTTTATTGATAAGAAAACTGATGTTATTATTCCGAAAAATTCTGTTGTTTTTCTTCATGGCCATTGCATACATGGGTCTTATTCAAATAATTCAAATCGATCTCGACCATGGCATTCTTGTTGCTACATTTCAAAAGGTGAAGAATATTTAATAGGTAAAAATGCAAAAAGAAGAGATATCCCCTTAAGGTAGTAAATATCAAATGAGCAGCGCATTAATAACTGGGATTACGGGAATGGTGGGTTCTCATTTAGTTGATTTTCTTTTAGAAAATACTGATTGGGATATATATGGGTTTTGTCGTTGGAATGACAATTTCGAAAACATTGATCACTTGTTTGATAAAATTAACAATAAGGAACGACTTCATTTGGTATATGGAGACTTAAACGATTATGTCTCCTTGTTTACCGCGCTCCGCGATACTGCACCAGATTATGTTTTTCATCTGGCAGCTCAAAGTTATCCTAAAACCAGTTTTAATGCACCACTCGAAACACTTCAAACCAATATAATTGGAACTGCAAACTTATTAGAAGCAATTAGATCTATCCAAATAGATCCCGTTATTCATGTTTGTGCTTCATCGGAAGTGTTTGGAAGGGTGTCCTATGATCAACTTCCCATAAAAGAAGACTGTACATTTCATCCAGCTTCACCATATGCAATTTCAAAAGTAGGAACGGATCTTTTGGGAAGGTATTATGGAGAAGCCTATAATATGAAAGTTATTACTACAAGAATGTTTACGCACACTGGTCCCCGAAGGGGAGATGTATTTGCCGAGTCTAGTTTTGCTAAACAAATTGCAATGATTGAAGCTGGAATCCAAAAACCAATTATTAAGGTTGGTAATTTAGATTCTTTAAGAACGTGGGCAGATGTCAGAGATGCCGTTCGTGCTTATTATATGCTTGTAACTATAAACCCACTTTCGGGTGAGTATTACAATATTGGAGGTAATTATACATGTAGTGTTGGCCAAATGTTAGAATTTTTAATAAGCCAATCAGCGCAAAACGATATAAAGGTAGAGGTGGAATCCGAGAGGTTACGTCCAATTGATGCCGACCTTCAAATACCCGATACCACCAAGTTTAGAGAACATACTGGATGGGAGCCTAAAATAACATTTGAAGATACCATGAAAGATTTGTTGAGGTATTGGAGAAATAAAGTAAAAAATGAAAAAAAATTTATGGTAAGATAAAAATATGCTTTTTAAAGATAGTAAAAAAAGACAAGAAAAATCTAAAATGGAGAAGTTGGTAAAACAATATGGAACCAGTGCTTTTATGTACACACAATATCCCCATAAGAGATTTTGGAAAGAGAAAAAGAACGATGAGAAATATAGAGAAATTTTATCCTCGTTAGCAAATAGCGACAGGGCTGCGCCTGCATTACTTTATTTGCATATTCCTTATTGCAAACAGTTATGTTATTTTTGCACATGTCATATGGCAATCACCACTGAGCACAGTAAAGTAAAAGACTATATGAATCTTTTATATCAGGAAATCGACGCATTTGCTGAATTTATAACAGAAAACAATATTAAATTAAATATTAAAGAAATACATTTGGGTGGTGGATCGCCTACATTTATTGATATTCCAGAATTTGATATTTTGTGTGATAAATTAGGTAAGCTTACAAACTTAAAAGAGTTAGACGAGTTTGCGATTGAAGTTGATCCCCGCAGAGTAGAAAGGGAAAGACTTGAATATTATGGAAAGAAAGGAATAAACCGACTTTCATTTGGTATTCAAGATTTTGATATTAATGTTCAAACAGCGATAAATAGGATACAACCTGTTGAGTTAATTGAAAACTTGCTGACTCCTGAGATTAAAGATTTATTTACTAATGGAATTAATTTTGATATCATTTGTGGACTTCCAAATCAAACGCCCGAGACAATAAAAATGACAGCGCAAGAATGTATTAGGTTATCTCCACATCGGATCTGTTTAAACTATCTTCATTATTCACCTGTTTTCGCACCACATCAATTATTAATGATAGATGGAAACCAGGGCCGCCCCAATAATTTACCAGATTTTTTTGAAAGAAAAGTTTTATTTCAGACGGCGCAAGACACTTTAGAGAATGGTGGTTTTGTTAGAACCGGGTATGATCATTTTGCTAGGGCAGATGATAAAGTAGTTGAGGCTATGGATGATAAGAAAATGCATTGGAATTCTTTGGGCGTTACACCGGGAGAATATACTAACATTATAGGGTTGGGGATTAGTAGTGAATCTACCATTGGAGATTATTATTTTCAAAATCATTATGATATGCCCGATTATATTAGTTCGATAAAAAAAGGAGAATTTCCAATTTATCGCGAGCATCAATTATGCCAAGAAGATGTCATTCGCAAAGACACCATTCAGCAAATAAGAAATTATTTTGAAGTTGATCTTAACGAAATCTCTGCGCGATATAATATTAATAGCGAACAATATTTTCATGATGAATTGGTAAACATAAAAAGTTTAGAAAAAGATGATATACTAAGTTATGAAAATGGAGTTATTCGTTTAACAGAGATAGGAAGACAATTTACTAATATTGTATGTAGAACTTTTGATAAATATTATACTGGGTCACTTTTAAAACAGGATTTAGGTCAGAGAGACAATTATAAAAGTAGAAAATTAAAAGAAAGGGTATAAAATGCCACCAGCAAAACTTAAAATTTTAACAACACAGGAACCATCTTCATCTCTTTCTGCGGATTTAATTTTTTCTAAGTTAAAAAAATCTTTTAAAGGGGGTTGTAAAAAAATATTGTTAATACAACCATTTCCTTTTAATTCTGAACATTTTGAAGTAAATCAAGCACTCAATAAACGATATTATAATTGGCCCCCATATGGATTAGGAGTTTTGTGTAAAAATATTAAGAAAAGAGGATATGAAGCTAAAATATTAGATATGAATTTTGATGTGTTGACACATATTCAAGAACAATCCGAAACTACAATGCCTGATGATGTATTAGCCAGAGACGAAATTAAAAAAATATGGCACAAAAAAACAGAATCTATGATTGAGGATTTTAAACCTGATTTAGTTGCTTTAACTTGTATGTTTACTATGGGTCATGAAATGTTAATAAGAATGGCAGATTTTATACGTAAAAATTTCCCAAATATTCCCATTATTGCTGGGGGAGTTCATATTACAAACGCCCCAGAATATGTGTTAAGAGAAGCACCAAGTTTAGATTTTGCTGGACTTTATGAGGGTGATGTAAGTTTTTGTGATATGTTAGATGTCATCAATAATAAGGCGAATATAGAAAAATTAAAACAAATTAGTACAATGATTGATGATGAATATTATGCTATATCTTCGCGCACGACGCCCAATTCAGACGAACTTAATGTAATTCCTGATTATGATAATTTATCAATTGGAAATTATAGTGGATTAGGAGAGGTAGGTTCGTATAGATCTTGGCTTCCTGTTGACTTTCGTGGTGCATCAGTTTTATCAAATCGTGGATGCCGTGCTCGTTGTTCGTTTTGTAGCGTGAGAAATTTTAATGGAAAGAGCGTCAGACCAAGAGATGTAGATTCTGTAGTTGAAGAAATAGAAGGCTTAGTTAAAGAACATCAAATTCAACATATTACTTGGATTGATGATGACCTTTTCTTCGATCAGAAAAGATCAATTGAACTTTTTAATAAAATATCTGATAAAAAATTAGGTATTACTTGGTGTGCTTCGAACGGAATCATTGCTTCATCGGCTGCCAAATCTGAAGAGTTAATTGAAGCATCTGCAAGGTCGGGTTGTGTAGGCATGACCTTTGGATTAGAATCTGGAAGTGATAAGATATTGCTAGAAGTTCATAAACCTTCGCGTGTAGTACACTATTATAAGGTTGGAGAAATGCTTAAGAAATATCCACAAATTTTTACTCGTGGATTTTTGATTATTGGATTTCCAAAAGAAACCTTAAAACAGATGCTTGAAACTGTAAAAATGTCACAAGAGGTCGGCTTAGATTGGTATGGTGTCCAGCTGTTATCCCCACTCCCCTCCACCGAAATTTATGATACGATGGTAGAGCTTGGTTTAATTGACGATGTAACAATTAAAAAGAATAAGGATAAAGATGGTTCTAAATTATTTGTGGTTAGACAGGGGGAAAAACAAAGAGCAAAAGAAAAAGAACAAAAGAATAATGCTCAGAAATTTGTTAACCCATTTAGTGCAAAAAATCTCGATATAGTTCCATCGCGAGAAGAACTTCATGATATTTGGTTGTTGGTAGATTATTGGATTAATTATGAGCCAATTTTGTCTATGACTGATAAAAATCGTCTCTTAAAGAAACGAGCTATTCTTCGTGATATTTGTGACCGAATGACGAAAAATAATCCAATATCTAATTTATTTTTAGGTATTGTCGAGGAAAAATTGGGAAATTCAAAAGAAGGACACTCAAGAAAAGAGTTGGCATTAAAATATTTATCTCAATCAGAATATTGGAAAAAACAATTTGAAGCTTTAGAGTTGCAACCTCTCATAAGTGTTGCTTAAATAAAAATGGCAGATATATTAATTATTGGAGAAACTTGTAAGGATATATTTGTCTATGGAGAATGTGATCGTTTATGTCCAGAAGCACCTGCACCAGTATTTAATCCTATAGAAGTTTTAGAAAATCCTGGAATGGCCATGAATGTTCAGCGTAACGTAGTTAAACTGGGACAAAAGTGTCATATATACACTAACCCTAATTGGAAACATATTACAAAAACAAGATATGTTCACAAGAACACTAATCAAATGTTTGTAAGGGTAGACACTAATGATGATAAAATTGAAAGGTGTAAAGTGGAAAAAATTTCGTTTGAAAAGTATAAAATAATAATAATATCTGATTATTGTAAAGGGTTTCTAACAGAGGAAGATATTGCATATATAACACACAATCATAATTGTGTATTTTTAGATACGAAAAAAAGACTGGGGAAGTGGTGCGAAAAAGCATCTTTTATAAAAATTAATAATTATGAATCTGCGAAAACAGCACATACCATCCCAGATACAGTTAAAGACAAGATGATAACGACTTTGGGCTCTAGAGGTTGTACGTTTAAAAATAAAATTTTTTCTGTTGAAGCGGTTGAGATAAAAGATGTGTCGGGGGCCGGAGATACTTTTTTGGCCGCTTTAGCGGTTAAATATGTAGAAACCGAAAATATTATAGAATCTATTAATTTTGCTAATACATGTGCAACTCAGGTTGTGCAAAAGCGCGGAGTTAGTACAGTATGAGGATAAAAAAAATAGTTTGGACAAATGGTTGTTTTGATATTTTACATCGAGGACATATGGAGCTTTTTAGGTGGGCTCATTCATTGGGCGATCAACTGATTGTGGGTGTTGACTCTGATGAAAAGGTCGAAAAAGATAAGGGGCCTGCCCGACCTTTTAATTGCTTGAATGATAGAATGTTCATGATTGAGTCGTTGCGTTATGTTGACAAGGTTATTTCATTTAACACCAGGAAAGAATTAGAAAATTTAATAAAATCAATTGAACCTGATATACTCGTTGTTGGTTCAGATTGGCAAAACAAAGAAGTTGTTGGAAGACAATATGCAAAGAAAGTAAAATTTTTTAACAGAGTGGGGAACTATTCTACAACTAATATTTTGGAGAGAAAAAAATAAATGATTTATGTTTTTGATATAGACGGAACAATTTGTAATAACACTTATGGTGATTATGACAATGCCGAGCCAAAGCTTGATAGAATTAAAAAAAACAATAAGTTGTATGATGATGGCAATACAATAATTTACCATACAGCGCGTGGAATGGGAAGAACCAATAACAATGTCATTAAAGCATATCAGATATTTTACAATTACACCTCAAAACAGCTTGATCAGTGGGGCGTCAAATATCATGATTTATTTATGGGCAAACCTAATGGTGATATTTATATAGATGACAAAGGAATACGAGATGGTAACTTCTATACCTATTAAATTTGTTTCCAAAGGATGGGGTTTTGAAAAATGGATTGTTAATTGTGAACAATATTGTGGGAAACTTTTATATTTTGTAAAAGGAAAAAAATGTTCCTGGCATTATCACAAGATAAAGGATGAAGTGTTTTATATTCAAAGTGGAAAAATTTTGTTAAGGTATTCTCAGAAGGATGATTTAAAAATGGCTAATGTCACTATTCTGGAAAAGGGAGATCATTTTCATGTTACCACGGGATTACGTCATCAAATGGAAGCTTTGGAAGATACAGAATTATTTGAATTTTCAACACAACATTTTGATAGTGACTCTCATAGGATTATAAAAGGAGATTAGATGAAATTAGTTGTGATAACAGGATGTTTAGGGTTTATTGGTTCACACATAACACGTCTATGCCTTGAAAATAGATGGAAAGTGCTTGGAATAGATAAATGTACTTATGCAGCCAATGAAGGATTACTTACAGAGTTTAATGCACATAAAAATTTTACTTTTTTAAAAGAAGATATTTGTAATCTTAAATTTTTGCCCGATTGTGATTATGTTATTAATACAGCAGCCGAAACTCATGTTGGCAACAGCATCATTGATAGTTCAGACTTTGTTAGAAGCAATATCGATGGAGTTAAAAATTTATTGGAACTCATTCGTCATAAACCAGAAAATGTATCACAAAAGCCAATTTTATTTCATATTAGCACTGATGAAGTTTATGGAGATATAGCGTTCAACAAACATATGGAAACTGATTTATTAAACCCAAGTAATCCTTATTCGGCTTCGAAAGCTGCGGCGGATTTGCTTATTACGGCATGGTCAAGGACTTATGGGGTTGATTATATTATTTTGCGACCCACAAATAATTATGGCATTGGTCAATATCCTGAAAAATTTATTCCTTTAAGTGTTAAGGCACTTCTGCGTAATAAAAAAATTCGCCTTCATGATGCGGGAATGCCTGTTCGTAATTGGCTTCATGCCAAAGATACAGCATTGGGAGTTGCAAAGATTATTAATGCGGGCGTCATAAATGAAGTTTATAATATTTCTGGTGGTTTTGAACAGCAGAATATTGACACAGTTAAACAAATCATTAATTGTTATTATAATAATGACGGTGATAAAGAATATGAACAATGGAAAGAATTATTAAATTTAGATTATATGCGTCCTGGGCAAGATGTTCGATATGCTCTTGATGATAGCAAATTGAAAAATTTGGGTTGGAGCCCTAAGTATCAATTTAGCGAAGAAATAAATACGATAGTTCAATTTTATAAAAATAATTTTAGATGGTAAAAGGAGAATAAAGATGAAATTATCAAATCAAGCAATTGGAGCCATAATGATGGCTCTTCAAAAAGGAATTATGGAACAACTGGACATTACGGAAGTGCTTCAAAATTTTACTATAATAGAGACCGAGGAAGGTCTGATGGTGGAAAATCCACCAATTCTTGATGCATTCGATCCCACAGAGGAAGAATCATCACCGGCTTCATAGATGCCCAAGTATGTTTATCATTGTAAAGAATGTGGTGAGGATTTTATGGCAAAACATTCTTTAAAAGAAGTAGTAGAAATATGCCATCTTTGCGGCACGACAACTCAACCAATACGACGACCTTCTACTATTTTTTTAAACAAAAAAAACGATAATATAGAGACAAAATTGAAGGTTGGGAGCGTTGTGAAAGAAACGATTGAATCTGTGCGAGAAGAACTTAGAACAGAACAAGAACGTTTAACCAAGAGGGAATATAATAATGAATGAGTGGATTATAGGAATTACAATTTTATTAGGTTTTTCTCTAATATTAAATGTATTTTTGGTGTCATATATTCGTCGAGAGATTGTAAGAGTTTTTATTATTTCGGAAACTGCTTCTGAAATTTTTACTCGTTTGGATTCTTTTCATGAACATCTTAATTCAACACATGAAATACCTACATTTTATGGTGATGAAATTTTAAGTGGACTATTGGAACATGCCAAATCTTTGTCGGATTATCTTTCTCAATATAGAGAGATTCATTCATTCACACAGCCCGATTTAATAGAACAATTGGAAATTGCTTCATCAGAATTACAGGAAAAATATGAGCAGCAGAAAACGCAAGCGGAAGAAAAAGAATAATTATTTTACCAAATTTCATGAAGATGCGATTCTGGAGTATATCGATTCAGAAAACAACAAACATCGTAATGATTTATATAAGAATATAATTCAACCAGTTTTTACAGAAATGATCAATAAGATTGTTTTTACCTATAAATTCACAAATCTTCCGAACGTTGAAAGTCTAAAGGGCGAGTGTGAAATGCATCTCGTTACCATTTTAAGTAATTTTGATCCGTCCAAAGGTTCCAAAGCCTTTTCTTATTTTAGCGTTATAACAAAAAATTGGTTTATTGCGAAAGTTAAAAAAACCGCAATTCAACTTAAACGCGAAGCAGGTTATGATGAAATTTCAAAGCAAGTAGAAATGGATAAGCTTTCAATTTATAATACTTACGCAAGCGACCGCGAGAAAAAAGAGTTTATGGAATATTTGTGGGTAGAAATAAGAAGATGGGAAAAGCAAAATCTCAAAGAAAACGAAAGAAAAATTTTAGAAGCTATTAAAATTTTATTTACTGATGCAGAGACAATCGAAATTTTTAATAAAAAAGCTATTTATTTATATATAAGAGAAATCACCAATTTAAATACAAAGCAAGTTTTAAATAGTTTGAATAAGTTTAGATTTGAGTATGCTAATTTTAAGAAAAAATGGAACGAGTAAAAAAAGATTTTGGAACACTGGCCGAAGAAGCAATAGATAATATTCGAGCAGATCGTGATCAAACAAAAGAATTACTGAAAGATTTGGTTAAATATCTTTCAACCGATGAACACCGTCATAAAGAAGTTGGCATAATTGCCGCTAAATATGTTGAAACTCTTCAACGATCAAACGAACAACTTGTAAAAATTGCTGCTTTGCAGAAGAAGGACGAAACATTTAATACAGATTTATCTCCACAAGAAAGGGATGAAATTTTTGAGCAATTAAATAAAGAGGTTAATGATGTCAAAAAAAGTAAATAAGATAATTAATAACGATTATAATCTTTTTCCATCCAATGCTGAAAAGTTTCCGTCTGCTTTTCTAGATAATTCGGATACTTTTGTGGAGCGATGGGCGAGCATCGTAAGAAAAAGTTATAACGCTTCTGGTGAAGATGCATCCAAGCCAGTGCCTGGGTTGGTTTTGGCTGTGAAAAAAAACGGAAAAATTACTCCTTCTGGTCCACGAGATCGAATTAATTCTATTTCTGAAGTTGAATCCCAGACTTGTTTAAAAATGTGGGTTCACACAAAATTTGATTCTACCTTGGAGGTGCCTGAAAATTTTATAAATTCGGACAAGCAAGTTGATCTTATTTATGAACATTTTGTATTTGAATCACAAAACGAAGAAACTGATAAAATTATCCCAAAACCTGGTGATATTGTTCAAGTGATTCACCCTTGGGCTTGGGGATTTACAAGTAAAGTTGGATTATATCTAGGTAAGCTTGCTCCGGGAATGGCTCCCACTCTTGAAAAGACTTCGGATAAATTTAAAGATAAAAATTCTCGGGCTACAAATGTACCGAAATAATTTAGGATGAGATAATGACTTTTAAGAAAGCATTCACAATTTCAGGTGTTAGTGAGGAAGCTAAGAAAGCTTTTGATGATAAAAGTAAAAAAGATACTAAATTTATGAAAGGTATCGGGGGCGATCCTTTATTTGAGCCTGTCCCTGCGTATATTCAAACTTCCACTGAAAAGGTTATAAAAAACGATAATAATGCTTGGATTGTCTTAGGACGTGATCGTCCAAAAGGTCGAATGAGCGGATATGGCGGTCGAGGCGATACTCAAGCCGCCGCAATTGATATTGTCGTGGGGCGTATGGGTTCATCAGTAGTGTCTCATACTGGAGATAATGAAAAAGTTTGGACTGATCCTGATTTTAAAAAAGATGCCGCCCGCATTTATATTAGTCAAAAAACAGATATTGATGCCAATTTTGATGTAGCCGCAGGTAGTATGGGCAAGTCTGTGGCAGTCAACGATGATGAATCTGGTACAACCACTAATGCTAATATTCCGCCACCTTCGTCTTTTAAACCTCTCCCTCGTTCTGGGATTGTTTTAAAAGCCGATGGGGTGCGTGTGATTGCGCGAGAAGGGATTAAATTGGTGACTGGAATTGATTCGATTAATTCTCAAGGTGGAACTATCAAAAGCGTTGCTGGGATTGATTTAATTGCATCTAATGATGATTCTGATCTGCAACCTTTTGTTAAGGGTTCAAATTTACGCGCTGCTTTGATTAGGCTTGTAGATCATATAGATAGTTTGGCTGGCATTGTTGATACTTTATTGATGCATCAAATGTCATTTAATGAAGCGATTACAAATCATTTTCATCATTCTCCTTTCTGGGGTCAAATGACAACAATTTCTCCCTCAATTCAGTCTGCGGGAGTTAAAACAATGATAGATCATCTGAGTCAAACAAAACGATCCATAGCAATGATTAAAACCAATTTAAGAACCTTTCAATTAACCTATTTAGATGAACTTGGTAAAAAATATATTAATAGTAGGTTTAATCACGTAAATTAGTTATGCCTATTGATATTAAAAAAGACATTAAGCCTTTGATAAAGCCTGATTGGACCCGAATGAAGGGAACCAAAGCCTTTTTCCAGCAAGCAAGCGGGAGTTTGGCTGAAAGATATTCGATTACTGTTATAACTGAAGCGACAACTACAGAGGGAAGCGATTCTGTCTTAACTGCTATTAAAAATAATGCTCTCCCGATAGGCTATGCGAAGATTTTGGAGTTTTATGAAAAAATAGATAGTGAGAATTCAAGAGTATCGTCGGCATTCGCTGAAGATTGGTATGTTGCGGAGCGCCCAAAATCTAAAATAAAAATTTTAGTATCAATACCCGCAGATCTTATTTCTTCTCCTCCTCCCACTGGTTTAGCAGATAGTTTACCGCCTTTAACACTTCCGACTCCATGGTCAGAAATGTATTTTAACACTTTTGATTTTCAAACAAAAGTAAAGGGTGTTTCAGATCTGCTAAAGAAATATAATTCTGAGATACAGCGTTTTCGAGGAAAAGTTCAAGGCTTTAATTTAGAAGATGAAATTGATAATTTTTCTAATTCAGTTGCTGTAATCGCTGGTTTGATGCAAGCCAATGGCTATGCATATGGCACAGAACGGTCGGATTTATTAGTTTTTGGAATTGATGAAGGCTATAATTTTTTATATGGTCAAATAAATGATGGAACTGGGTTTGAAACTTTGTATAAAGAGTTTAAAAAGTTTCAAGAATCTTCTGTTGGAGCAAATGATAGAACGGTTAATTTTTTATTTCAACTGGATAAGTTATATAACATTTATGTTAAAAATGAAAATATTCCAATGCAAACATTTTTTGATGAGTATGTGCGATGCCCTCCTACTTATGATTTTGCCGAGCAGTCACCAAAAAGCCCTACCAAAGACGGTCTTGGCACAGGTGCTTCTCGAACAGCTGAAGACAATGAAAAATCCCAAAAAACCACTTTAGAACTTGAATCTTTTGTTGCTTGGTCCAGTAGTGATGAACAAGCCAAAAATGCCCAAAAAGTTCTTGATGGTTCCGCTAATTTTGTGGGAGATTGGATGATGAACACCCTCCAAAAAACAAATGATGCTATCACACTTGGAACAGGATTTATGACCCGTAATCCTGGTAATTATGTATCAGATGAAATTTTTAAAAATCTTTTAAATAAGATACCGCTACAAAGTTTGATTCAAGCCGCTTTAGAGTGTTTGGGTTTTCCAGGGTTTGAATTTCTTGGTATGGCCAAAGCTTTTTTAAATCAAGCAAATAGTTTTCTTGATAATGTATCCGCTTTATTGAACAAACAAATTCCTACCATTCAAATTCCTGATAATTTTCCAATTGCTGATTATATGAAAGACCTGGGAATGAAAATTTTGATGGGTATTTTAGAAGCTGTGATGGGAGTATTAATACAGATGCTCGTTGAGATTATCCAGCAATTGCTAGAGGCTTGCAATGAGTGTGCATTAGCAAACGAAGCAGAAGGACGTTCCAGGTTTGATGGAATGAATTTTGGAGCTTTAAATGTTGGTGATACCATATTTGAGACTTTAGTCGTGGGAACCGTTGGTGAACTTGGTTCAACATTGATGAGAGAAACCGGGGCAAATCAAATAAGTGAGGAGGTATTAGCGGAAACTAAAGAGTGGGCTAAAAATCCTTTATTATTAACGGACAATAAAGTAAATGAAGGATTTGCAGAAGCTTTTGGTTTTGGATGTGATGGGGATGCGGTCACGGGTGCAGCGGTACGAGTCCCCAAGGCTCAAACTGAAGTTAGTGAGTATCTGCAAGTTGCTTCTGGAGTATTAACGCCCGGAGAAATAGGAAACTTATTATTGGGGTGTGGATCAGGCGACGAAGCCATGGAAGCGGCCACTAATTTGTTCGATAATTTTCCCGATTTGAAGGCGTTGTTGTGCCCTAGTGGGGTTTGTTCACATGCCGCGACCCGTCGTTTTTGGGAAGATGCGGGCAAAATTGTGGGAGTAGATCCCATTTTGCAAAAAGTGAAAGAAGTTACAGATGCCATGCCGGAATCTGTTAAATGTTTATGTGATGCTGATGATATTGCGCTTAGACGCCAATTGCTTGAAAATAAAGGCTTAAGCGATGATCAGATTGTAGATCAAATTGGTAAATCCAAGGATCGTAGAAAGCAGCGACTTGAAGATCTTGGCGACATGCTAAAAAAAGGAAACCCCTTAGAAGGAATGGTACCGCCAATTTATTGTACAACAGTTTATCGTGATAACCAAACCAATGAAATAATTCCAAATGAAAAAGTAATGCCTGATCCTACGGTGCCCAGTTTTCGGAATCAATTTATTTCAAGAGAAACCGGCGAAGTTGTACAACAAGAAATACAGCAGGGATTAATGGAAAAAGATCATCCTTCGTTTGTTTTTATGATGAACAAGGTTCTTAATGCAATTTATGATAGTATTGCGATGGCATTTAACCAAGACATAAATGGCTTAGTTTCAACTTTAACAAGAGACACATATGGTATAAGACAAATTCCACGACTATCAACTACAGTATACGATGATGGAACATCTGAAATTACTTTAAATCCAGAATGGGTAAGAATGGTTAAAGATTCAAGTTTAAATTATTCTTTTGGAGCACTTCCTGCCGACGCTTCGATACCAGGAACAAATATTATCAGGGATGTCTCCGAGAGTACGTTGGGTTTCGGAGGTGGAGATGAGGAAGTAATGAATGGTATTGGAGGTGAGTCCGGCGATACGGAACGTGGTGATCCTCTTTTAGATTATCCCGATCCTCCTAATATTTCTATACGAAATCGAATGGTGGCAGGCCAAATGCAAACAGGACAAAAACAACCCACGGCTTTGCAAGAAGCTGCTTGGGAAGAAGCAATGATAGCCCAAGGACAAGCTTCAGCTGGACGTACTAATGGTGGCCGCAAACGTCCCGCCGAATTACGTGCTGACGGAACCGATGTCGGTGAACGATTGGCAAAATACAGCGAACTTTATGGTTATTCGCCCATCCCTATTGAAGTAAAAGAAAAAAAAGAAACAAAATTTGCACCAGGTTTAAAAGAGGCATATGAGGAAATCTGTTCTAATACGGCGCTTTTTAATATAAGTGATAGTGGAGACAACAAGTATCATCTTTATTCTTTTAGAGTTGATAATAATATTTTTGAAGCAGCAGGAATAGGGCCTGCGGCAGATATAATTTTGGGCAAAACCAACAATTCAGCTCCGTCTCCGACTCCTCCACCGGGTGTAAAAAATGCGGATTTTACACAAGGAATGGATATCCTTGCCGAAGCTTTTCGAAATCTTGAAAATTCTACATATGACATCAATTATGTTATACCTTTTGACATCTCTCTTGATCCTATAACCAATCTCCCTTCGGATACTTATGGATCCACTATTATGCTCTCGCCAGCACCAATGCCTGGTTCAGCGGGCAAACCGCCGTTTATTATCTATCAAAAAGTTGAAAAAAAACCGTTAAAGGGTGCTATAGAAAGGTGTATTAATAGAAATGATTGTCGATATGAGTATCGACCCCCGACCGTGTGGAATACGGAAGTTTATATTCCACAAGAGCAATATTTTGTTTCGTGGAATGAAGAACTCTGGCAAACAGGAGCAGAAGTTTATCGAAAGGGACAACATGAATCAACATCCCGCGCCATTTCTCCTGGTGTTGGATCTCTGTCCGATAATAAATTACAATTTTTACAAAATGCATTTTATGATAATGGGATTTATGATTCTCTTTGGAGAGAATACTATTGTAAATTTACAAGAATGATCTCAAAATCGCCATTCTTAGATTTGGGAACCTTAAGCTCTCTTAATCTAACTCCAATGAATAAAATGGATCAACAACCAAATTGCGATCCTGATCCAAGTTTATTAGATATAGAAACTATTAAAACACGCATTAAAGAGGAATATGGTTTAATTCAATGTATTGAGTCATCTTTTCCAAATGTAGATGGACTGGGAACAAACAAAGACAATCCGTTCGAAATGGCGAATCTTGGTGGTGCTGTATTATTAACAGTGCGAACGTATGTTTTGGAAGTGATGTTGAGATCGATTTTTGTTTTTTATTATTTTCGTTTTACAAGCCCAGAAAGCGTAGATACTTTGTTAATCTCTTATATTGCGGGGCTTCTCAAAAAGGATGTTACTGAAAAAGGTTTTATTAATGAATTTACCATTGAAACTCTCAATCTTTATAATAGAAACGCGGCTAATATTAATAGAGAAGAAACTGATGATTTTGAAGTGGCCTTAGAATATTTTATTCGTTATCAAATATTTGGAGTGTGCAATCGTCTTGCTAAAACTTTAGGTTCAGTAGGTGATATTTCATTAGATTCTTATTTGCTTGAGGATCAAAGTGCTACCAATCCTGCTTGGATTCCCGGATACAATGTACCTTCTGAAATTAGTGGAAAGAGACCGTTCCGCGATGGAAATGGAAATATGATTGATGTTATTTTAGAAACAGGCGTTGTAAGTGCTAATGGTAGACCTGGAACAAATCCGATCCCAGCTAACTTGGTTCAATCATTAATAGGTGATGGACCGCTGTCCTCAAGAACTGTTCCAAAATATCAATGGACTGTTGAATCTAATGAAGGGCCAGTTTCATATTTAAGAAATCTTCCCATAGGAATGTTAATGAGGGAATATTATGGAGAAAGTGAGGATAATAAAAAGGCTATTTGGTCTCGTGAGTCTCCTCAAGTAATTACACAAACTGCGCTGCTTTCGACGAGAGCCGATGAAGAAAAGGAATCTACGTCCTGGGGATGGATAACGTCAACAGAAGATTTATCAGAGTGTAAAGGACTTCCGCAGACAATTCCCGGCACTCCCGGTGCAACTGGAGAACTTATTGGTCAACGGGAATGGTCAATTTTCGAAGCTTGTAATTTTATATATAACAATGCGCTCACCATGACAGCAGGAGCTAAATTTCAGTCTGCGATAAATCCCAGCCAAATTGCTGGTAAACCTGGAATTCCGACCGAAAACGTAGCCTATTCATATGGGGTTTCATATGAAGAAGAATTGGGGATGAAAAAATTATTAAAGTTATTACTCCCTATATTAGCAAATTATGATACCGCAGTGATGCACAATTCAGGGTGGCACCAACCTGGCGGCGGCGGCGACTTTCGAGTAACGGCTTTGAACGATTGGTTTTATCCTGGTAAGTTCCTGGCCGAACAATCGTATTATGCTGGCGGGAGTGGTCGGTATGAACACACGTTTAAGTTTAACGATGTATTTGATAATTCTGTGTGGGGCGGCCAAACCGGTCGAGAAGTGCCTGCCTGGGTTAAAAACGAAGCTGGACAGCAAGTTCCTGGTGGCGAATGGGTGCCGTGGGCGCTTGATGCAGCGCCCCCAGGCCACCCTAAAAATGGTTGGTATTCTAAGAACCACTGGTATGTGAGACAAGGGACACAAACTGCCACATCCGCAACTGATATCCAAACACTACGTTTTATCCGGGTAGGGGGCAAAACTATCGGGCCTTGGATGGGTTTTAACTTCGGCGGCAAGTTTGCGTTTAAATTAATTGACCCTCGTCTCCTTTGGGACCTCAACAGCGGTCAGCACGCATCAATCGCATCGGGCCATACAAATTACCAATCTTACATCGATTGGGTCGCCGCTGGAAAGCCTGATATTGGTTATATGGCGCAAACTTACACTTATGGTGACGGATTTGGCAATGATTTAATAGAACAGCTTTCTGGACCTGGCATTACAGTAGGTGTAGAAGATTATGATCCTGCACGTTTTGGTTTGGGGGGTCCAACCGCCGCAAAGATGGTTGGTGTTAATCCTTTTTATGATAAACTTTTTTTGCGAGCAAAAAATTTAGTTTTAAAAGGAATGCCTTATTTAAGTCTTTTAGATTTTGATATTTTGTCGATTAAAAAAATCTTGGAATGGGAAAGAAGCGGCCCCGCTGCCGCCGCTCTTGTGGCAGATTCCGGCGCAGGAAGAGCCCGCGTTGATCTGATGTATCAACGAGCAATTGGACAAGTTGATGAGATTATTGAGCACTTTAAGAAGGCTGGAGAATTCCGAAAAAAAATAGCTGCTGATTTCTTGGAACAAGTTCGAGATAGAGGGATTGCACGAAACGATCCACCCGCCGATGCTATTCCTGGACCCAATTTTGCCAATGGAAGTTTTATTAAAGAGTTTTATTTGAGAGTAAATGAATTACCATATCAAGGAATGCCTAGAAATTCAACGACGGATTACGAACTCTTTTTACAAACTGTACCAGGCGGAGCCTTCAATCCTATCGGTCCTCAGATCACAGTTGAGGGTTTGAATCAAGTTGGTGATGCCGCTATTCACGCTGGCACCATGAAACCATATGAAGTAGATATTGAAGTTGCTAAATGGGCTAACTCTAATTTTGTGGATAATGAGACCAGTGGCAGAACTGATTTTTTGAAGGGAGTTGTCAACATTGATGCTTTTCAAGATTTTCTTAATCCCCTCTTTCACGCCAATGGCGATCCCAACCTGACATCACTGCACAATGCCGGTGCAAGCGGTTGTGATCCACAGAAATTAACAAAAGCATTAATTAGAGATCTTTCAGCATATCAGGATTGTGGCGAAGCAATGGCAAACCGATTGGGAATAGGAGTTGATCCTAATCGGGATAAATTTGTATTGGGGGATTTCTTTGAAAATGTTTATGTAGGAGTGAGAATTTCTTATGTTATGCCCCTTCAACCGCACCCGTCGCAAAATGCGTCTCAGCAACAACCGCCCGAGACTGGAGTCGCTGGCGCAACGCGACATGCATCGTATTTGCCGTCGCATTATGCGTCCAGATTCGGCTTCACTGAGCCATGCTGGAGGTGGTCTGGTAAAGACTGGCCTCGAACTTACTATTCCAAATGGCTGCCAACCCCTTGTCCACCACTTGTTGGAGATATCTGCAATGATAGTGAATCTCCGTTTAATCAAATCCCGATTCCTGATGGCACCTATGATTTTAATATTGATTCCGCGCTATCTCAAAAAGCTTATTATGTGCGTAACGACAGGAATGCAGATACACAAGTGGCTCATGTAATTCCAATAGTATGCTCTGAGGTTGAGATCGATCCTCGCACAACTATGGATTTGGTGGTTAAATCCTATCCTTATTCTTCTGATGGTGTAACTCAATCAACGCAAGGCTTTTTTGCTAAGAAGTTTAATGAGAATTATAAAAGTATTCTTTTACCCCAATTATGGGGATCAGATGAATATAAAATGTTATTTAGATATCTTTTTCCAATGGATAGAATGCTCTCTCTTCACAATATATATGGTTCTGAGTATTTGCGGTCTTATAAAGGAATGAACGAATTATTTGATCCTACCAAGATGCGACTCAAAGATTTGTTTTTCAATCTTTATAATAGCGGTAATTATGAGGCAGATTGCGCACCCAATAATTTAGACTTACAGTTGGGAGCCTTGAATGGCATTCCATGGAAGGGTTTAGCAGCAACTTTGGCGCTTATGATTGCCAAATGTGTTTTATTAATTTTTAAAGGTTTTGTGGAAGTATTTGATATTAATATTGCAGTCTCCAAGATGATTCGCGATGCTATTCATTTAGTAAACGCCCTAATTGCACAAGGACAAATTATGGCCAACCAAGGTCGCCAATTGGGAGCCGCCGCTGAAGGTGCTATTGATGATATGAAAAATATTGGAAAATCATGTACTACAGATGTTCCAAGGCAACCACCTGATGATTGGTTTGATCCAATTAAAGAAAATTTTATACCAGAACCTCAAATAATGTTTATTTCGTTGGCTCTGTTGCCAATCACATTATTACCGTTATTGTGGCCTGGTTTGCCAATTACTCCATTTGGTGTTGCATATTGGTTCTTGGATGCGAAACCTCTTGATATAGTTCCTGGTCCAAATTGGTTAAATGCAATGCCACCGGCAGATTGGTTGGACAAACTATTTAATAAGGACGACACTCAAATTGCCAATTCGGGTATTTCGGATAATTTTGATTGCCCAACCAATATTGATGTTGGAATGCCGCCACTAGACCCTAATGGGTCGGGTGGCACATAATGGAGGAGATAATAAATGGCTGGCATAACACCGCGCCTTCCGCTTGCAATGGATGGTATTTACGGGATTGCACTTATAACAGATTATAAAGATCTGGTAAAACAAAATTTTAAAAACTTATTGTTTACTATTCCTGGTGAACGAGTAATGGACGCTGATTTTGGAATTGGATTGAAAACTTTTTTATTTGAAATGGATAATCCTGGTCTTTATGGTCGCATTGCGGGAAAAATAAGGCAGCAAGTAAAAAAATATCTTTCTTATATTACGATTGAGGACATTATTTTCAATTCTGCTGCTACCGATTCTAATTTAGATCCGAATTTTCTCAGTGTGTCTATAGAATACTCAATAGTTCCATTAGATGATGTAGACAAGATAGCAGTAACTTTACCCATAGACTAATTATTTGATAAAGAGAGGAACTTTAATTGGGTGAAAAAAAACAATATCCACTTATTGATTATACATCAAGAGATTTTAATTCTATTCGAGAAGATTTATTAGACTACGCGAAGCGATATTACCCCCATACTTTTAAAGATTTTAGCGAATCTGGTTTTGGGTCGTTGATGGTTGATACAACTGCTTATATTGGCGATATTTTATCCTTTTATTTAGATTACAGCGTCAATGAGTCTTTCCTTGATACTGCTATTGAATATGAAAATATTATTAAATTAGGACGCCAAATGGGTTATCGTTTTAACCCAAGTTCTGCCGCCGCTGGAGAAGCCTCATTTTATATTACTGTCCCCGCCGCAACAATCGGTGCCGGTCCAAATACTGATTATATTCCAATTTTGCAACGAGGGACATCTCTATCTTCAATCGAAGGCATTGGTTTTACATTAGTGGAAGATATTAATTTTGCTGATCCAAGCAATGAAATCGTAGTTGCTCAAGTTAATAGTGATACCGGCGTTCCTACTAGTTTTGCCATTAGAGCTAAAGGACAAGTTGTTTCGGGTAAAATAAATCGAGAACAAGCTGTGGTTGGTAAATTTGAAAAATTTCTTAAAATAGGATTGGCAGGAAAGAATATCACTGAAATTATATCAGTTATAGATTCCGAAGGCAATGAATATTTTGAAGTTGATTATTTATCTCAAGATACAATTTATAAAGCTACTCTTAATCGCGGAGATAACAGCACTATTACACAAAATGTTTTAAAACCTTTTGTGGTCCCACGTAGGTTTGTTACGGAAAGAACTGAGACCAATGTATTTCTTCAATTTGGTTTTGGAACCAAAGATACAACATTAGCAGCGGATTCCTTAGTTGATCCCAGCAAAGTTGTTTTAAAGGTACATGGAAAAGATTATGTTACTGATGCATCTATTGATCCGGGTAATTTTTTGAAAACCGATAAATTTGGCGTTGCCCCGAGCAATACAACTTTGACAATCATGTATCGTGTAAATGATGGAGATAACGTTAATGTTGCGTCCAATGCTTTAACATCAGTGGATGCACCAGTTTGGGATTTTGAGAAATTATCTTCATTAAATTCTTCTACTCTTGGGAGTGTAGTTGGTTCTTTAGAAGTTAACAATGAAGAACCTATTACTGGTGATGTTACATTACCTACCACTGATGAACTAAAAACCAGAATTTATAATGTTTTTTCGTCCCAAAATCGTGCTGTAACAGCAGAAGATTATAGAAGCTTATGCTACGCAATGCCTGCGCATTTTGGAGGAATTAAGCGCGTAAACATTGTGCGTGATTCAAGTTCATTGCGGCGAAATCTTAATTTGTATGTAATATCAGAAGCAGAGGACGGTACATTAATTGATACTAACAGTACAATAAAACAAAATTTAAAACAATGGTTAAGCCAAGGCAAAATGATTAGTGATACATTAGATATTTTGGACGCTAGAATTGTTAATATTGGAATTGAATTTACTGTAATTGCTGGTTTAGAATCCAATAAATTTGATGTTTTGAGTGATGCTATCGGTGCATTAAGCGAATATTATACTCGAAAATTTGAAATTGGGGAACCTTTTTATGTTTCACACATCTATAGTCGTCTTAATAAATTGAAAGGTATTATCGATGTTACCAGCGTCAAGATTATTCAAAAAGATGGACTGAATTATTCTAACGAATCTTTGGACATTAATTTACTTTATTCTGCTGATGGGAGTTATATAAACTGTCCAAAAAATGTAGTTTTTGAAATAAAATATCCAGATACTGATATTAAAGGAACTATTAAATAAATGGGTATTAAAAGATATACAGCTACAAGTGACACTACGATTACAAATGCTTTTGAATCAAACTTAACTACTCGTGGTACTGGTAGTAATATGGGGTTGGCTGATTCTTTAGAGGTTTTTTCCATTTATGCGCAAGAGACTAGTTCTTCGAGTGAGCTTTCTCGAATTCTTACTAAATTTCCAGTTGTGACGGCTGATGCCACCACGACAATTCAGGCAGATCGCACTGCGGGAACAATTCCAGCAAGCGGCAGTGTTGATTTTTATTTAAGACTTTACAACGTAAAACATACAGCTACTCTTCCAAGAAATTTTACATTGGTAGTTTCACCAGTTTCTCAATCTTGGCAAGAGGGAGATGGTCTGGACATGGAGGAATATTCAGATTTAACGTATGATGGAACTGGATCTAATTGGATTAATGCGGCTGCTAATACAGTTTGGGTAAATAATGATAGCACAACATTAACGGGTGGCAGCTATTTGAGCGCTTCTTGGAACGGTTCTCCCACAACCACATATGATGAATTTAATTATACTCAAACATTCGGAGAAAAAGGAACCGGGGATTTAGAGGTAAGAATCACTGGTCTTGTAGAAAAATGGATTGCAGGTGATTATAACAATTATGGCGTAGGTATTATGCTTTCGCAAAGTCAAGAAAGCGGTTCTCAATCGTATTACACTAAAAAGTTTTCTGCAAGAAGTAGTGAATATTTTTTCTCTCGCCCAGTCATTGAGGCAAGATGGGATTCTAGCAGAAAAGATCAAAGGGGAAGTTTTTATGTTTCAAGCTCGAATTTAAGTGCAGCAGATAATTTAAACACCCTTTATTTATACAATTATGTGAGAGGTCAGCCCAAAGACATTGCAAATCTTGGAACTCTTCAGAGGCTTTATGTCAATGTTTATACTTCTGCAAGTGTCGGCCAGTTAATTTCCGCTGCTCCTAATAATCCTATTACAGGAGGTTATGTAACGACTGGTATTTATAGTGCTTCTTTTGCACTTGATACTTCAGCTAGTTTGGTATTCGATAGATGGTTTTCTGGATCATCGGGGTCTGCAATCACAACTTCGGGAGTGAAAGTTTACCATACAGGCTCCTTTATACCAAAGAAATTTAATTCTTCTAATATTTATTCTATTTTGCGCTACGTTACCACCATTACGAATTTAGAGCCTCAATATTATAATAAAGGCACAGCTCGGTTGCGCCTCTTTACTCGTTTAAAAGATTGGAGTCCAACTATTTACACAGTAGCATCTGAAGAAATTCAAAATAATATTGTTGAAGATGCTTATTTTAAAATCTTTAGGATGATTGATGAAAAGGATGTTATCTCATATGGAACTGGTAGTTTAAATCATACAAGACTTTCATATGATGTAACTGGGAGTTATTTTGATATAGATATGAAAATGCTCGAAGCTGGTTATGCTTATGGAATTAAATTTGTATATTATATAAATGGTGCCTATCAAGAACAACCTGAAGTGTTTAAATTTCGTACAGTAGAGTGAAGCCATGTCTAATATTAAAGATCTTTTCAGCGGCAAAAAATCAGAGAAACTTTTAGAAAATGCAACCGGGCGTTCGGTGGGCTCATCTGTCGAATCAGCAGATTATTTAAGATCTAATATTAAGAATAAAAAAAGATTTATTCCGCATGTTGATTTTTCATCAGCTTCTAATTTTGCTATATATGGTTCGGCTGAAAAGTATTATGAAGATGCTTACAATTATATTTTAAACGAATATCCTTATGATGGTTCATTAAAAGACAAAATTAATTGGAGTCTCGCGGGGACCTATCTTGATCGATATATTTTTGAAAATGAATACCCGCGTACCACTGGATATATAAATATAGGAAAATCTTATGGGTCTGTTACAGACGCAGGCACAGGATATGATGCTCCAAGTAAGAGAGAATGGATCTTTTTTAAGGGGAATAATGTAAATTATTCTCTCAATTCTCAAACTAATCCTGAGCTTACTTTACAATTTGATAATTTAAATATCTATAATACTGCTAGCCAAGGATTATCCAATCTTGAATTAGAAGGCAGCGGTGGACTATCTGTTGAATTTTGGCTTAATAAATCGACTTTTAATGCGTCCGATGAATCCAACCGCCAAGTAATTGTGGATATATGGAATAGTGGAACTTATGATACGGCTGGCTATGGACGATTTCGTGTAGAAATTTCTGGAACCGAAGTTGGTGTAGTTAATCCGAACTTCAATGTAGAATTGTTGTCAGGAAGTGCAGGATTTTCTTGGCAAGGAGTTACACCTGGTGGAATTCCTAGCGTTGTTTTAAGTGGCTCTACTCTCACAGGATCTTGGAATCATTTTGCTCTTACTTTCGTAAATACAGGTAGCCAAATGGCTGGTCGCCTTTATACTAATGGTGATCTTACTTACACCTACACAGGTGGCACTACGATGGGTATTGTTACGGGTTCCATGTTGGGTCAAATTGGTTCCCTTATTACAGCAGTTTCCGGAGGAAATGAAATACAGGGTGACGGCAAATTCTCGGGGTCATTGGATGAATTTAGATTTTGGAAAACGAGAAGAAATGCAACTCAAATTGGTCAGCATTGGTTTACACAAGTGGGCGGTGGTACGAACACTGATATTACTTTAGCAACGTCTGCATCTACCAAATATAGTTATGAAAATCCTGTTGATCTGGGAGTTTATTATAAATTCAACGAAGGAATTATAAATACGTCCAGTGTTAATGGCAACGATGCCGTAGTAATTGATTATGCTGGTCGTGTTACAAATGGACAATGGGAAGGATATTCGGTGGCTTCTCGAAACACTGGTTCTGCAATGGTTTCGGCGTCAGTTGTTCCCTACGAGTTCCCCGATCCTATTTTATATTCCACTAATCCCTTGGTGGCAGGTTCTTTAACTGATAAGAAAAATATTGGAAAGTTATATGATGTTACAAATAATTCTTCAATGTTTGATTCGTTGCCACACTGGATTACAGCACAAGATGGAAACACGGGAAACGGTGCTTTAAAAAACTTAACTCAAATAATGTCGAGTTTTTTTGACACACTTTATTTACAAACTAAAGCAATTACGGGTCTTAAAAATAAGGATTATATTAGCGGAAGTGATAAACCATTTCCGTTTGTTAATAGATTTATCGATTCTTCAGGATTTTTAACATCTGAAATTTTTTCGAAGGCATCAGATTTGGAATATTTGGATGCTCGAAATGATAAAAAATTATTTACTGCAAAAATTAATGAACTTAAAAATCTAATATATCAAAATGTTTATAACAATTTAGTTTATGTCTATAAGACAAAAGGAACAATGAAGTCCTTTAGAAATCTTATAAGATGTTTTGGTGTCGATGATGAATTGATTAATATTAGATTATATGGGGATCAAGTTACATATAAGATACAAGACAACTATAAAATTGCTACGATAAAAAAACGATATGCAAATTTTCATAATGCATCTAATTTTAATGCAGTTGTTTTTCAAGAAAAAGAAAGCGGCAACACTTATAGTCGCGGATATATTAGCTCTAGTGGAGAAGTTAAATATCGAGGAAATACTTATGAACTAGAAGCCTTTTTCCCCAAAGATAAAGAAAAAGGCACTTCTGTTTATTTTAATGCAGCTTTCCCAACAGCATCTATTTTTGGATGTCATACTTCCGGCGCGGCAGGAACAGTAGATTGGGGATCACCAGATCATGGAAATTTCCAAGTTAAATCTATACGCACAGATATAAGACGCAAAGCGGCATATTTTCACTTAACTGGTACTGCTGGTGGTTTTTTCCCATTGCTTACTAGTTCAGTTTTCCAAGATGTTTATGATGGAACCCGATGGAATTTTGCGGTTAGAGTTAAGCCTAAAAAATATCCCTTAGCTGCGGGGGTGTCGGGCAGCGATGAAGGACAATATGATGTTGAATTTAGTGGCTATAATTATGTTCTTGATGTTTTAAATAATAGCTTTATTGTAACTGCGTCATTGGACAAAACGGCAGCGCAAAACTTTTTAATTGCAAAGAAAAGATTTTTTGTTGGCGCTCATAGAACTAATACAATTGGTGCCGTATTGCAGGGAAGCAATGTTAAAGCATCTTCATTGCGCGTATGGATGGATTATCTTACAAGTGGTACACTTCAAGCTCATGCCAAAGATATTACAAATTTTGGTTCTGCGAATCCATATAGAGATGCATACATTACTGCACCCAATACAACTTTGGGCAGCAAAGACGTTAAAGCAATTCCACAACTTGAAACATTAATTTTAAATTGGAATTTTGATACGCTGACTGGTTCTAATGCTGGCGGCAATTTTACAGTGCCTGATGTTTCTATTGCTTCGTCCGGCACTAATGATTATACGGCACGATGGGGCTGGCTTGGCCCAATTGGTCAATATCAACATACAGGATATGGTTATGGGTTTGCAGCTAGTTCAACTAGTTCAATTGATAATCGCTATGTGCATACCGTATTACAACAACCCCCAGAAGTTATTAATAGTTCTGATATGATTTCTTTGATTGATAAAGACCGAAACAGCTTATTAGGTAAAGACTCTCGACCAGAGCAGTATTTCTTTGCTTTTGAAAAGAGCATGTATAACATTATAACTAAAGAAATGCTTGACATTTTTGGGACAATTGTGGATTTTAACAATCTTATTGGTGAGCCAGTAAATCGCTATCGTGAGCAATATAAGAATATGGAAAAATTGCGGCAACTTTATTTTGAAAGAGTTCAAAATACAATTGATCTTGATAAGTTTGTTGAATATTTTAAATGGCTAGATTCAGCATTATCTGTGATGCTTCAACAACTTGTTCCCGGATCTGCTCGCTTTTCTGAAAATCTTCGTACAATGGTTGAAAGCCATGTGCTCGAAAGAAATAAATATCGAACTAAATTTCCAACATTAGAAATGAAACAAACTGATCCTGAAGCTGGTTTATTTGGAATTACTGAAATGCTGTATCCATATAAGCGTGGTCACGCGCCATCTTCGGCTGGTCCGGAAGGATCTGCGCAATGTGTAGGGTGGAAAACCTCAGTCGGCAATGCCCTTCGTGCCGGTAGTTGCGGTGGCTTGAGAAAAAATGTCCCAGGTGCCGCTTTGTGGAATACTTGGGCACATGCTGTTCCAATTGGTGTTGATTCTAGTGTAACATTTCAGGGTCGAACCATCGATGTCAGTAATAAAGTTGGCTTAAAAACGACTGCCGGTGAAGTAGGTGATGAAGACTCAATCGATTTTAGTTTTTACTTCGACGGAGATGGTGACGTTGGCCCGGTGAACACACTTTATATTCGTGAAAATGGAGCCGACCCCACTGGTGGACTTTCTTGGACACTAACCACATTCGCTCATCGCTGGCGCATTACTCGTAATATCGGCGGGACTGTTTTTTATCAAAAAAGTGAGGATGCAGGAGCCACATTTACAACAATCTATACAAGTGCCAAGACTACTACGGACATTTTATATCCAGTTATCTCAATGGAAGCACCGGGCGATTCAACCCATTCCGGCCTAGAAAATGCATGGATTCATCCCATCAACAGAACCGATACTCAATGTTTTTGGTGGAAAAATAGAGCACCAGCAAGACTTACAACTGCTGGAGATGCAACGATTGATAATCAGCGAGATACTTTTCGATTAGCAGGTGATTTTAGAAGTGCTAGTGGCCCAACTCTTGCAGTTTCCAGAAACTCAACTGCAAACACCACAACTTACACTGGACAAGCATATGCATTAAGAGATTTTACAAGAATTATACGATTATCAGCCGATGAGTCCCCAGAAATTCATGGTGGATCAAATTTTGCAAGAAATAAAACTGTCGAGTATACACACACAGCTCTTAAATTTGATTCGCCTAACCAATTGCAAATTGCTGCTTCTAGTATTCCAGGGGAAATAGGCTGTGATGATGTTATTATACCCAATTCTAAGTTTAAATTAGAAGCCAAAGTTACCAATACCGTCGATCCTAATGGTTATACAAGTGGCAAAAGCGAAATATTTGCTCCATTTAGTTTATATAGTTCATCCGTTGTTGGTGGGTATCTCTCTGATGTGGCAACAAACTTTAGGTCCAACACAGAAATTGATAATTATCACGACGATATTTATGGAGATGATAAGGGTATTCCGGCTCAAGGCCCATTTACCGAAAGGCATGTTGGTGGTCGTCAACATCGTCATCTTGATGTTAATACATCCTCGGCTACTACAATTTTTACTAGAGCAGAAGCTTGGAATTTATCTTTGGCTTCAAATACTTTAACTATTTCGCCTAGAACTGTGCATCAACCTCGCGCAACAATGATCCGTGATGCATACGCAAAACGTCCATTAAATATTGCTAATATTGAATGGGGAACTTCATCAGCAGTTGCAGGCAATTATAGGTTTGGTTATGAAGTCCTTCAAACTTCAGGACGTTACATTAATAATAGATATTTTGTAAAAGCTGGTGGTTTTAGACCAAATGTTAATTTTATCACTGCATCTTCAACTTACATTTCCGGCGTTGTGGATTTTGCTTTACCACGTTATGATTTAACGGGGGCTACTGATTCTATTTTTGTGGAAAGATTTTCAGCACCTGGTGGTCCCGAAGTTTCAAGAGGAAGACTCGATGTAAATGCCGAAGAATTGGGGGTTTATAACAATTTAAATTATCGAAATTTGATTGTAAGAAATGCGTTGAACGGGTGGCAAACCGATCATTGTGGTCAATTTGGTATTGCTTCGGTCTCCGGCACAACGCGAGGATATCGTCAACCACGGTGGCAAAATTATAAAACGTTGGCTAGCTATCACAAGGTTAATAGAAACGGAAGGCAAGCAGCTCTATTAAAAGATGGTTATGATAGAGAGTTAGAGTTTACTGAATTATTTAATGTAACTTTATCTAACTATAATCGCACTTTAACAGGAAGATCTTCTCCAGGAAGTGCTAGTTGTAATCAAAAAATTGAGAGATTTGGATATTTTGAAGTAGAATTAAATGAGGCATCGTCTGGAGAGTGGATGATGGGTTTAACCCAAGTCAAGAGTTTTTGTGAGACAGATGGCTCTGGCCCGACGTGGGAATACACATGGGGACTCAACTACGGCTCACTAACCGTGCGTGAAAATGGATCTTGGCGAGCATCGGCTAGTGGAGTTGTAGCAATTGGCGATAAAATACGAATTGTAAAAAGCGGAACAAAAGTCAAATTTCAACATAAATCAGTTTCGTCCACTGATTGGATAACTGTCTGGAGTAGTGCAACAGAGGCGAGAGGCACTTTTTTTCCTGTCGCAGCTTTTGGTAATGCTTATGGGTTTACAAACCCACGAATAAGCAATCCGAGCTATGATAATTGGTTTGTTCGTCACACTCTTCCTCAAAGTGCATTGCAATATGCATGGATAAATAAATCATATGATATAAAGCAAGACCAACCATATGGTTATAATGGGAGTTGTCACGATTATGGTGGATTAATTCCTTTTAGTGTGCCTTCAGGCACTACTTCCATGACGGCATCGGCAGTTAAGATACTCACTGGAACACTGCGCTACATAGGACACCCTGACAGTTTGCTGGATCATCCCATACCGGTTGCTTTCAACAGTCTGTTCACTATTGCCGGTCGGCAATATTCGAAGACCCACATGTATGGTTACAACAATCAAATTACAGCTAGTACCAACACTATTAGTCCCGGATATTTTTTGTTGAGGAATGGTGGGATTTGCAAAGATATTTCTTATTATTATCTTAATCTTAACGGTCCTTATGGCTATCCATCTTGGAAACAAATAAGAGTTGGCGAAACACCACTTGCTCGGTATCAAAAAAGATACAATATTTTGTCTGTGATGGCACCACCTAGTATAGCGACAATAGCAGGTCGAGAGCCTGAAAGCGATGCAGTTCAATATGGGGGGTGGAAAGACGGGAAGTTGCAAACACTTACTTGGTTTAATACCCGCAGAGAAGGGTATAAAAATTTTGTTGAACCACCAGTTACCTTTAAGTATCGCCCACTTAGAAGTACGTTGCAAGATTGGAATATGCCCAGTAAACATTTGACACTACAGCATTCTTATGCGAACAACAAGGGTCTTTGGACTCAACGCGGTCTTCCTTTAAATGATCCAAACGCAAAATCAGTTGCTGAATTTCTTAAGGTTTTAAATTATAAATCTGATGCTCAAATTTATGATAAATTAAATGAATCTGAACAGTATAACTCACAATTTGAAAAATTGAGTTATTCTGAAGTAATTTATCCGCGTGAAGCTAACACAGGACTTGCAAAAACTCGCGGAAGAATCAAATACGCAGAAACCGCTTCGGTCATTAATCTTTGGAGGCACTCACCGTTGACTGCTACTTTATCTCTTGGAAGTAACGGCATTGATCGCGGACCCCTTTATAGGCGCACATTTTGGGCATATCCCGACCGTCGAAATCGCCATGGAGCACCAGACGCCCCAGCAACGGTTGTTGGTTCAAGTTATCCTTGGTTTACCACTACGATTTCTAATTCATGTGGGAACCAAGATGGAAACGCAAGGAGTGTGTGGTGCTTTGGTGAAGAGCCGATTGTTTTTGGACCACCAACCGCCAGTGATCCGACCACTTTCGGTAAAAGTGCATTCTTGTCTGCGTCATCTGGTTATGCAAAAAATGATGGCCAAGATACGGGCGAACTTAATTCCATTAACATTATGAAAATTGGTGGATTAATGGGTGGAGTATCTGGCTCCGGCTTGGTAAATTCTTTTGCTCATCGTTTTTACACTAGACCATCTGCGTCGGCATATTATTATTGGCTACCTTATTATGGGATTGAAGCTGTAAGTGATGCTGCACCAGCCTATTGCGGGTCGAAAGGCTGCAATGCCATAGCGCTGGGCACACGCGCCAATGGCAGGTATACGTATGATTTCTGTAAAGGAATGAAGTGGACGGCTGCAAAGGATTCTGGGAAAGCCCCGTGGTTTGATTCTTATGAAGAATATGCTGAAGATATAAGAGGGCTTTCCAAAGCTTGGACGGTTTTGCCTGAATTTAGGATATCAGATCATATGTCTTATTATATAAAAGATAAATCCGGCGATTTTCGATCTAAGAATGACAAGTTTTTATCATTAAATGGGGCAAATGTTACTCAAAGTGCTGATCGTGAAGACGCTCTACCTAGTGAACCATTGGTTCGAGATTTTGATCATAATTTCTTTAAAGAATATTCATTCTCCGATTTTCAAAAATATTTTGGAACCTTTGCAGAAAATAAGAAACTTGATCATATTAGTTTAAAATGTAATGTAGTTAAAAAACTATTACCTTATAAGGGTTTTTATCCTGCCGATAGATCGACACAGTTGGTTAGTTTATTTTCGGGAGCTTTAGGATCACATTTGGGTGGTGGTGCTGTGACTGGTTCAGCAGGTGTTGGGATTTCCGCCCGCACTCAGTCGGGATCTCAGCAATTAGCACTTCAAGCCCTTTTACAACCTTGGTTTGCGCCTGGTATTTTATATAACACTATTAAGTCTGGGATTGCGGTGGATTGGCCTGTGATGACAGGGAGTATGTTGGGCGTCGGCGTCGGTGGGTACGCTGGGAATCGGTTTCTTAGTGGTAACGCAAACACTAGATTTCCTTTTCAATCTTTGCTTGATCCCTTAGATTATGTTCCTGTATCTGAATCAAATGGAAGCCATAAATTGCTCTTTTTAGCACCCTCGTATATGAACGAGTCAGAGCATAAGAGAGAGCCCATGCGAATCCCCTTTGCTGAATTCGCCCCCGCTCATCCACCCGGATCTGTAATGGATTTATACTCTTCGGCAATGCACAATTATTTGGCCGAAATACCACATTTCTTTTTAAAAAATTATTCACTTAACTCTATTGAGAGTGTTCCACAAGATCAAGTAACTATCGGCAAAGACGATATTTATGTGATGGATGTTTATATCGAGAAAACAAATACCAAACCTAGTAATGAACTTATTATGATACAAGATTATTATAATGGTTATGTTTCTGCGTCGTTTGGGGATGCCAACTCAAAGGTAGCGATGTATGGAACAACTTGGGGTGGTGATGGCGGAACTGGTAATCCAGCTCTATATGTTGATGTTACTGCCTCGTACAATGGAAGATATTTCGGTCCTAAATGGACATGCAACATGCTTTCGCTACCGACCCCATCCAATGCCGGTTGGTACGCGGGCTGGGGTCCTCTGCGGGATGCGGATCCTTGCTATGCACCTCACACACCTCCATATTTTTATGGTAAGGCGCGAGCCAGATTAGTTTATACAGGATCGGCTGATGATGCCGCAAGAGTTGGGGCCGGAACTGGGCCAAATTTTCGAACAATCTTTAATGATATGGTTATAGGAATGAAAGGTGCAACTGATCCACGTAATGTTGCTTGGACTAAATATAAGCAAAGCGCCGCCGGAACCCTATGGGACAAAGGAGGTTACCGATTCTCATCAGCATATCAGAATATGATGGATATTACTGCTTCTTTGGATTTATTGGGAATAAGGATTGTTGATTCTTCCAATGATGGATTAAACAGATGGGTTATTGCACCTTATATGGAAACTCCTGTTTTGGATTTTTCGCAAAGCCTTAAACCGGGCCACCCCTCATATTTGAAAGGTCAAACTCCGGAACCTGGTTATGGGCGTGGAATGTGGAGTGGCTATGGAGAAGTTCCACAAAGTCATAAAGGAATTTTCTTTGGGCTTCAAAATGCGACTACGGAAGAATCCCTTTACCAAACAAGCATTGGTCAAAATCCGGCTAAAATTAAAGACATGACAGAATGGTTTAGAAGTGAGGGCTTCGAAACCCCCAGACGACAAATTGGGCGTATGGCTCCTAGAAAAACGATTTCAGAAGCAATCGTGGCAATTCCTTTCTATGTAGGTGCTCCTTATGGGAGCCCAGATACACGCGCTAAATTAACAGTACCTTCAATTATGGGCAAGCGTTTTTTCAGTTTGGGATCCACGAAAACACAATCAAGAAACCTATACAATACTCTGAAAAATAATGCAATTAATGGTGGTTGGGCTATTCCATTTCCTAGTGATCTTGCTACTCAATTGGGAAAAACCGAAGCTGTATCGTATACCTCGATTAGTCAAATGGGACTTGCAATGGACCGCTATATTTTCCCACCAGAACTTGACTTTAATAAATATTCAGATATTGAACCTTTTGCTATGTATATAATGGAGTTTCATCACACTCTTCAACAACAAGATTTGGTGGATATTTGGCAAGGATTAATGCCCAAAATATCAATTAGAGCAGAATTAGACGAGGCAGCTCAATCTTGGCCAAATGCAAAAGGGGAATTTTTTGGTGGAAAACGTTTGCCACGATCAGAAAATATAAGATGGATGGTATTTAAGGTAAAGAGAAAGGCGCATGTAAATTATTGGGCAATTACTCCCACAACCGAAAAGGGACCAACACTGCGACGAGCAGCTGCGACTGTTAATCCGCTTGGTTTTGATTATAGTTATAATTGGCCTTATGATCACTTTTCTTTGGTGGAGCTTGCTGAAATAAAAACGGAAGCAAATTTTGTAAAACAACCTGAAGGTGGCGATGATATAGGTGAAATTCCCGATGACGAAGGTGGTCCAGGGGCCGCCGAGGGTGGTGCTGCGGGTGCCAGTGGCGACCAGGGCTCCAATTCAAATGAGGCAGGTGGTGATTCAGGAGCCACCGAGGGTGGTGCTGCGGGTGCCAGTGGCGACCGGGACTGAGGTAATTCGTGAAATTTTTTAATAAAAAAGAACAAGTTATAGACGTTCAATTGACTCAATATGGCAAATATTTGCTTTCCAATGGCAAATTTAAGCCAGTTTATTATGCTTTTTTCGATGATGGAATCTTATATGATCCCAAATATGCTTATGGTCCTCAAGCCCAGAAAGATATACAAAAACGCATAAAAACAGACACCCCTCAATTAGAGGGACAATATAATTTCCGAGGTGTAGAGTCGGAGGTTAGAAAAGTAAATAAATTAATTCGCTCTCAAGAAGAGTGGGAAAAAAGATATTATGAAGATTTATCTCTGCGACCGCCAGAAACCACAACTGATAAACAATATGCTCTTCAAAGTATGATTGGGTCATCCGATTTTAATTCAACATATGCGCCTGCGTGGGATGTTAAATTATTAATAGGTACAATTAGTAGTTCTGCAACAACAACTTCATGGACCAAAGAACAAACTGGAAGTGCTATTCATGTTCCTCAAATTACTACTGAAGATTTTTTATATCAAACTACAATAAAAAAGGTACTGCCAAATCAAGAAATTGAAGATAAAGACTCGGATATTTATGGAGATGAATATATTGATGTTTTCTCATATCAAGATGGATTATTATTAGATATTGGGGAAGAAAATATAGAGTTTGAAAAAGAAGGATATGAGATTGAAATTTATGAAATTGAAAATGAGAAAATTTGTAATGGCAAAGGCGGAACTAGGCAAATTTTGACTCCTCTTTATTTTGTTAAATATCCCGATAGAATCAAGGATGGAATATTATTAGATGAAGAATCTTATTTAAGTCAAATTGAAATACCAGGAATATCCGATTCCAAATTGGATTCAAGTTATGTAGAGTATTTTCTTGAAATTGATGTAGATCATGAAATTGATAAAAATATTCTTTGTCCTCTAGCTAATGATCAAACCTTGGGCATTTATTCAACTCGTTTTATAGATTGCGAAGAGTTTGAAAAACAGCGAGAAATTGATGCACGTAATATTTATAATACAGATATAACTGAGGAAGAATTAAAGGACTGTTAATAATGCCAAATTATGTATTAAACCCCCAACAAACAGTAGGTGAATTTTTACCTTCTGTTTATATTAATAAAATTACTCTTCGTAATTCCGTAAGTAATCCTCAAGATCTCAAAGTTGAATTAATTGTCACTGTTAAAGATGTGTTAACGTCTGGTAATTTATCTAAATGGTTTTCTCTTGGAACAATAGGCACAGCGGCAAATCCGAAAACCTTAAAAGATTATATCAAAATTAATATTATTCAAACTACTACACAAGAAGCTGCAATGCGCTGGTTGCACTATTCAAACAGACCACAGAGTATGTATGTAAATACCCGAGATGTTGTAGCAGGTTCGGGCGCAGCTAAAAAGATCTTTAGTATAACAGATTTCGATAATGGTCTGCCACTGGGCAATCAATACTCAGAATATGATGCGAATGGAAATTCGATTAAAAATATGAGTCTTATTATTAATACGAACGACTTTAAAACAGACAATAACGACGCACTTGCACCTAATGATAATTATTTATCTTATTTTGTATGGGCTAGTTTTGACATTGCTGCGATGGCTTTGGACTGGCGTGTGGATGCCAACACCTTAATTCTTGAAGGACAATCATATTCCACTCCATTCATAGGAAAAATGAATTCGAATATTGTGTTTAGAAATAGTAAACTAGTATCACAAGGTTATATTTTTTTTGAAGCGGAAAAGAGGATTGGCGTCCAAGGTTCTAATTCAGGTATATTACGAAAAACTAATAAGTTGTGGACTGGCCCCGTTTTTTATAGAAACGTTACAATTGATGGACAAAATCTCCGACTACCAATGGGCGGACGCCAATATAATGCTGCGGCACATGCAGCGGGTCAGCAGCCTTGGCTTGTTAGACAAACTATACCATATAGAAAAGTACAAGATTTTAGAAATATAAATCGTTTGAACAAACTTAAATTTGATTTTTCTATTATCGAAAATGAATTATTACGAACACTTACGCAAGATCGGGGTGGAATCGTTCCAGAAAATCAATTTGCTTATTTTACTAATATCTTTTTATCCCGTGATCAAAATAATAATTGTAGATTTTTATTTGGAATAGATTTGCCAAAAATGGTGAGAGAAAATTCTCCTTATTCACGACTTTTTCTTGCGACTAATCAAAAAAGTCCATGGTGGTTAGCCAGAATAATGAATAAGATTCAGATTATTTCAATGAAAATTTATCGCAAACGTACCGTTGGAAGTTCTGAAGTTGGAACTAGTCCGTATTATTATCCCGGAGATCATCGCTTTGATCCTGTTCCAAAATTGAAAAAATTTGATAATGGATTAACAAGATTAACTCGAAATATAACCAATCATCTTACAACTTATGATCCTTCTGAAGAATTTATAATATGTGGTGGTGAAAAGCCAAACGCTGCTGGGAATGGGTTTAGTTTTAATTCATATTCCGAAGACGGTGGTTCGAATATTAGATTTTTGACAAATGGGATTGCGAATCGAGGTGCCGTGGCTACTTCCGCCGCTGGTGGTAAAATGTATTATTTTACTGGTACTGATGCAAAAATGTCTGAAAATACCGATGGATATTATCAATATAAAATTGAAATAGAAATACAAGATAATGTGGTTGATTTTTTAATTGAACAACGAACCAGACTTTTGGATTCTCGAAAAAGATTGCAAGAATATTATTCAATAGCTACATCAACTAATGGGAAAGAAACAAACCAAAGACTTAAAGATCTGGGAATAGCGATGATAGATCCAGAGCCACCACCATTTTTTAATCCTACTACCAATCGTTTTACTCAAGCGTTTATGACTACTCCTATTGCTGCCCAACATGGGAACAGAGCAGACGATATAAATAATTACATTAGGATATTGAAAATGTTTGTAAATTTGCGAGCTGATACAGCAGCGGATAAGGGTGATGAAGCTGATATTAGAGCGGCTTTAAAAAATTATATTAGACCTCAGTCCGGTAATCCTGAAGGCATTTTGGTAGTTTTGAATCTTTATGAATCATTAATTTCTTTTTTGAATCAAGCGATTGGTATTCGAAAACAAAAACCAAGCGAACGGACTGCTGGGGTTGATGCTGGTATGCAAACAGATCCTGGTACTGCATCGTCGGTTCTTAGGACTTTTAAAATAGAACATACTTTCGAAGATTATTTTGATGCTAATATACCAGTAAATTATGGATTTGATTTTCTTGGTGCTGGCTATAATAGTCCTTCCACGAATCCTTTGATTCCATCGGCAATGGGATTACGAGTTATTAACGCTGATACATATGAAAATTCTATTGTGGCAAATGAATTAAAAAAGATATTTAATTCTACTACGGCTCCTTTCGAATTGCGTGCAATGAAGCGAGAAAAAGGAATAAATGCAGGCACCGATTTACGAAATACAGATTTTACTTTTTTAACTCCCGCTGTTGTTTATCCGGGCGTGAACAGCACCCCGTTAGCTTTGGTTGGCAAAGGTACTGATGCAGCACCTAATGTAAATGATGCGACTTTTATGAATATGGCAGCAGGATTTCTCAGTCGAAATTATGGGAACCAAGTTTTGCATCCCACAAATACCCTCCAAGAAACCGTGGCAGATTTTCTTTCATATAATTATAATTTAACTGCGGTTCCGGATCCCGAACCACAAATAACCCTAAACGATCCTGGTACAAATCTGACAGAACAATTTAGTTCTACACCTAATGAAGATTATTATGCATCATCAAATGCTCAAACAAGAGAAAATCAGTATGCGTTTGATGTTTTTTGGAATTTAATTTCTAATGGTGTTGTGAGCGCAGGAAACCGCGCAGGCGTAAAATTGCCCGAAGGTTCTAGTCAAAAACCTGTAGACTATTATAGCGTTACAAATACCAATGGGTTTTGGAATGCTTTTGAATCTTCTTTCCCATCGGACGATCCAAACACTCACCTGACGAAAGAAGGACAAATGGCACGAGCCGCAAAGAATTTACCTAATCCTATTAAAGCATTAATAAGATATAATGATGAACAGACTTTGCAGGCTGTACAACTGACACCTGGAACTGATGCTTTAAAATCAGAAATAGATACTTTTTTAGGTAACGATCCTTTTAGGCGTGCTAGCTTAAGTGCCAAGGCTCGCATATTGTTCGACACAATTGGGCAAATTGAGTACCTGAATGAGTTTGGGAGAATATCTCCTCGACCCGGCAGTCAAGAGAAATCAGCAAATATGGACCGATGGCTTCCTTTAAATCGCCAAGTTTTTTCAACTTACAGTATTGGTTATCCTCTTTTGTGTAGAATAAGACCTTGGGAAAATGTCATTTTTAAAACAGAGAGACAAGAAGGAAGCAATTTACCCACCTATGAAGAATATTTTTTGTTAGTGGAGGGAAGTATCGATCTCCCCGACAATATTCGCGAGCCCGTCGCATATTATGCCGCTGGTGGTTCGCAGACCGATCCCGATTCCCCCGAAGTAGATTATCAGGATAATATCGCTGAAGAAGCTATTCCCGATTACGCTGATAGCTCCAGCGATGGTGACGGCGTACCTGATGACTATTCCGAGAATTCGGATTACGAGGACACATCCGATGGACAGAGCGGCGGTGTAGGGGACGATGGGGGCCAAGGTGCTGGCCAAGGTGATGGCGGCGATGCTTATGGTGATGACAACGACGCAGCTGCCGCCGCTGCCGCTGAACAACAACGCCAACAAGAAGAAGCCCGTCTACGCCTAGCCCAAGACCAGGCGCGTCAACAACAGCAAGCCGCCGCTATCGCTGCTGCTGCCGCCGCCGCCGCTGAACAAGCAAGGCTGCGCAGACTCGAAGAACAACGCCGCCGAGCAGCTGAAATTCAGGCAGCCGCCAATGCCGCGAAGGGCATGGGAATTGGAACGTCATGAGGAGACAATAATTAACAATGCCTAGAGGTTTAACAAGCAATCAATATCGTCTCCATCCACAGCCGAAGAAAATAAGCATTTTTGACGATGCGCTAATATGGCCAGGACCGCCACCAGCCGCAGTCCCATTTTTTGAGTGGGCTCCATCGAAAACCATCGATTTTATGAGATATCGAATGTCGCGGGATTGGTCGGGGACGTGGCACGGTGGCATGGGAATCGGCAACATGGGTCCTGGCCAGCCGATTACCATATTTCAGTGGCTAAGGCAAAATCCTCCTAGTGGTCAAAGTTATTCCAATACCGTGAGTTGGGCAGGCGGTCAGTGGACGCGAACAGAAAAAATTACAATTGGATACTACGAAGGGGCGATAGCGACGGCGGCTGGTTCTGCTGATCCGCGCCTGACTACGAGAGACAAATGGTTATATATTTTGGATGATGGACAGTTTGCGTCGGGTGATTGGACGGTCGATCCTGCACCAGGACCACATGGTATTATTTCTACATTTTCAAAACTACAGATTGATAATGATCATACAAACCCTATTCACTTTACTGATTATGTATTGGATTATAACGCACCGCTTGATAAGAAAAAAATTGGAGATAATTATTATGGCTCTTTGACGGTTTCTGAAGCTGAAGTTGTGCCATCTTATAATTTTTATATTCAAGCCTATGAATCAATTTTGACCCAACCAGATGATCCCAATAAAGAGCCGCATGAAAGTATGTTGCCCAGCTTATATTCGTTTTTAAGTGTTATTGAAAACGAAAATGATAAAAGGCGTTTACTTAATCCCAATTCTTCCGAATATGATCCGGCCACTATTAATACAATTTTTGAGAAGCATATTACCTTAAATGGAACAATCCAGGGAACTCGTGTTGCTACTGATGTTACTTACAATGCGGGCGGTCGATCAAGAAGTGTGGAAGCCGATGTAAGCAAAGGACAATATTTTGACAAATATGCTTATGCATTTGCAGCTGCGGCAAAAGATACTTCAGTTCCTTCTTGGGATCAAAATACCTCTACTAATGATCCTTATTCTTTATCACAAAAGTTTAAAAATCAAATTGTTCCGATGGATGATATTGAGGTGTTTGCAACTTTTAATGAAATCGCAAATCGCTTTCCGATGTATTATAAAATTAATTTTTCTACCTCAAATACACTTTTTTCTGAAGCTGTTAGTCTCCTTGAGGATTCAAACTTAATGCCCATGCTTATAAAAGATTTTGTGGATGGAACCATGGGCGCTCCACAGAATATGGATTTTCGGCTTGCAGCATCTGGGCTCAACCTACCATTTACTGGTTCCACCTGGAGCAAAGGAACTGGCGAAGTAGGTAATGAACTTGTCTCAGGGAAATTAAAATGTTGGGATATGAGTGCTTGGATTTCCACTCTCTCCAGTCGGGGGTCAGCAGTGTTTCAAAAACCACTGAACGGTGTATTTTTGGGCCAGTACAATCCGGAATCTTTGGTGTCACAAGCCAACTCTATGTTAACAAATTTCAAGGTTCTTATTGCGAAAGCGCAGCTGCAATATCTTATTAATACCAAAACTCGTACATGGGCTCAACTCGTCGATGGCCAGAAAGCATATCACGAAACAGTATTTTATAAAGTAGAAAAGTGGTATGCTGATGCTGATGGGAATCCTATAAATCCAACAACCCCCAATGAACCTGTACAGACTTTCTACTTTCCAAATTCTACTAAGTTGGACGAGCATAATTTTACTGACACACAAGTTAAATATGGTAAAAAATATATCTATAGGATTTATGCTGTTGAAATGGTGTTTGCTACTGAATATTGGTATCAATTGAATGATGCACCGACCAGCAATTATGAACAGGTTTCTCCAGTTATATTACATCCAGATCAAGCACAAATTTGTGCCTTATCAAAACCTTTGGTCAAATTGGTTGAAGTTCCTTATTATCAAAAAGAGAGTGTTATGATGGATTCTCCTCCTGTATGGCCGGATGTAGAAGTGATTACACGTAAAAATATAAAAGATCAAATATTCTTTTGGTTGACGGGCAATGCAGGCGATTATAAAATGAGACCTATAATAATTCAACCTGATGACGAAGAAGCTATAAATTCAATTCGTTTGGCGCAAGAATTGAATAGCACAGAGCCGGTTCGTTTTAAGGGCGACGACCAAGCTCGTTTTTTTGAAGTGTTTAGATTAGAGAAAAAACCCACAAGATATTCCGATTTTAGAGGTGCAAAGATAGCTCATATAGACACCAAGATTAATATTAATCAACAATGTCAATTTTCTACTAGTGGCGCATGGATTGATAATATCAAACCTAATCAAAAATATTATTATATATTTCGTACCCTTGATAATCATAATCATTTTTCTAACCCATCACCAGTTTATGAGTTGGAAATGGTTTATGACGGTTTTGCACCCTTTTTATTAAGAAACGTTTATTATTTGGATGAAAATGCACCACCTCCACAAAAACCTGCTAAAAAGTTTACAAAGTATATTTATATTAAACCGGCTTTCGCACAAAGGATAATTAATGAGCAGGAATCTGGTTTGAAAGATGCAGATGGCAATCATATGTCATGGGCTGATGCTACAAATGGATTAACAAACAAACAAACACATGACCCCAGTGGTGGATGGCTTCATCTTGGGGTGAATGATCAGTCTTTGTGGGACAAGCTTTTCAAAATTCGAGTAATTTCTAGAAAGACGGGAAAAAAGATTGATTTGAATATCAAATTTACAAAAAAGCATAGAATATTCCAAGAGGGAGACAATAATAATTTATGTTAGAAACTAAAAAAACAAACTATTTAGGTGAAGATGGGAGAACTTTATGGCATTTTTAGACAACAGTGGTGATATTATTTTAGATGCGGTCTTAACAGATACAGGTCGTTATCGCCTAGCACAAGGAAATGGATCTTTTAAAATTTCAAAATTTGCACTAGGAGATGATGAAATTGATTATGGGTCGTATAATAAAAACAATCCAAGCGGAAGTGCATATTATGATCTAGAAATTTTACAAACTCCAATATTAGAAGCTTTTACTAATAATACGTCTACGATGAAATCAAAATTGCTTACAATCCCACGAACAAATTTATTATATATGCCAGTAATTATGCAAAATAATAGAGTGGCTAATGCGAAACCATCAGGTAGTTCTGAAATGCATTGGGTACTTTGTGACGCTGCAACGGTTGGAACGAGCGGGATTAACGGTCGCCTTGCATATGCAGGCGGCACGGGCGGCCCAGGCGCGGGCGCGGGTGGCGGCTCTTTCAGCTTTATACAGGGAGTTTTAAATGGTTTTCAACCTGGCTATGGTATTTCAACTCAACAGTGGATTCAATGTGATCAAGGTATTAATTCCAATCAAATTGCTGCTGGTGCTGCTCTTGATGCAGATTTATTCGAAACTCAATATATAATTGAAATGGATAATAGGCTTGGCTCCATTGTTCCGGTCGGAGAAGCAGGCGGTGCAACTGCCGCCATGCGAGTGTATAACATGGCGCTTGGCTCGGCGGTCGGCACAGGTACTGGTGCAAACCGAACGGTGACAGCGGGGACTGCAATAGCGAGTGCAAAAGTATCTTTTATAGATGATGATAATATTGCAAGTTATTATCTATCTTTAGCAACCGATACTGGAATTGTGGATCCTCTTACACCTTCGGACAATGCTGGTGCGCAAGGACGTATGATTTCTGGGCCTCAAGGAACTATGATTAGGTTTCGAGTTCAAGCAAGTATCGAATTACAAACGAGTACCTATTTATTTGAAAAGCTTGGCAGAACTGCTCAAATGGATTTACCAACCAGGCCTGTAACGCAGCAAGCTATACGATATATTGATACTATCATTAAAGTAACAGGAGCAACGACGGGGTATAGCATAGATCTCCCAGTTAGATATGTCAAGAGTGTTCCGCCTTATAATACTGCTTGATGGAATACATAAACAAAAGGAATAAACAATGGCAACAATTTTTAAAACATTTCTCAATAACGATATAACCTCAACAAAAACTTTATTGCATGAGGCAATCCCTCTTACGGGAACTATAGCTTCTGGTACATATAATGCAGGCGGTGCGACGACGGAAACGTGGAATGGCACTAACATTAAAAACTATGCTCATGGAATGTTTCAGAGTGTTTATGATTATCCTTATTTAAGTTCTTCGGCAAATCATATTTATGATCTTAGTGTTGGTTATGCTTCGGGTTCGGCTTTAAGTGGAACGGAAGGCGTTGATCGCACCCAACAAGTCAAAAAGATCAACATGTATAATACAATGGCTCAGGTGTTAGCTGGATTTGATGTTACTGGGGGCATCAGACAATTTGATGAAGATGGATCCCTGAAAAATACCGGAGATGACCCAAAACTCAAAAATTGTATTTTTATTAATTTTGCAAGACTTCTAGCTAAAGATGAAATCAAGAAAGGCTCATTTACAATTAAAATTGGCACAGGGTCTTATGCAAATCCGAAGGCAGTAAGTGCTAGGACAACTGGTCTTTTAGTAATTTCTGATACCGGCAAACAAAATGATTATAGGGTAAATTCTCCTGCTGGGGAATATGCAATTTTGTCTGCCACAGCGGGTTATAATAAAAATTTTACAGTGCCCCCAGCTTGTGGTTTAATTTTTTATCAAGCAGGCGTTGTCGTTCTTAGTAGTTCGATTTTTCAAGTCGGTGAGCCGGGGGTCGGTATGACGAGCGGGCGAGGAATCCTTTCGGCTTCCATAGTTCCTGGATTTCCGCCGACACACATGATCCAGTACAGGCCAGATGGCCTATCGATCACAGCATCACTTACTGGTTCTTCGATAAGTTCTTCTTGTAACTATTTTAGGCATCGTATTTATGATATGAGTTTTAATAATACAACCGAATTAAATTCAACAATTCATTTCTGTCGTATTAATCATAATGACTTTAATTATAGTGCAAATCCAACCTATTTGAGTGCAAGTAAGATTCGTGTGAAAAATACTACACTTGATTCTCCGATTTCATATATGACTACTGTTGGTCTTTATTCTTCAGACAATGAACTTCTGGCAGTTGCAAAATTATCGGAACCTCTTAAAAAAGATCCAACAAATGAAATGACAATTCGCGTCAGGCTTGATTATTAAACACAAACTAATTACAGGTACAGATGCCTTTTCATAAGTTTGAACAAAATGATATTTTTTATAATAGGATCAAAACCCATCCCCAAGTAAATTTTATCATTTACAATGCAAATATCTATTATAATAATAAACCCAGGGATGCAGGAAGTTTTGTAAATAATGCTGGCATGGTTCCTACCGGATATATTAGTTTATATGAATTAAATATTGATAGGAAAAGTGGTAATTTAATTTATCCTTTTGTTACAAAAGATGGAAGTTTAGAATCTTTTAGTACTATTTCTACACAAAAATTTAATATTGATTTTTTATATGGGGATAAGATAACTGGAAGCTATCCGTTATCTGCTAGTTTATCATCGGATTATTATTCTACAAATGAAACCACTAGGCCCCGCATTAAAGCACTCAAAACTGCACTTAATAGTAATAAAGTTTTAAGCCCTGTTTATGCTTACAGTTCTAGTCTTGGAGATAAGAGTGCGCAAGAATTACGGTTGATAAGTATTCCATCAATTTTTTATGCATCCTCCATTCAAAAAGGGAGTGTGTCTTGTAAATTTTACGTGTCTGGAGCCTTAATCGGTGAGTTAAAAGATGATATGCAGAATGGCGAGTTAAGACAAGTATCATCAAGCACAGACGGCGTAACTACAACTGTCAGTAGTTCTGTTGCTGGTGTAGTTTTATATGATGAGGGTTTTCTTATTTTAACTGGAAGCTGGCCATTATCATCCCACACTGAAGATTATTATGGAGGGGGAAACAACAAGCCTCGTTGGATAGATTTTTCAACTACTGGTTCCAGCATTCCATCATCTAGTTTTTCATTAGATTTTAGTGGTACTAATTATGTTCCAACATTAACAATGTTGGCGCAAGCCCCCATTTCAACTGTTAACTACTCTAATAATCCTACTGCTCTTGAATATAAACATTTTACGCAACAATCAGCCTCCTATGGTTCTCAGGCATTTCAAGAATATCCAAAAAGATCAATTAAAAATATTGTATCAAGTTCTTGGGCCGAACCGAACGCACCCTTTAAAAGAGTAGTTTACATAAATTATGTTGGTCTCTATGATGAACAAAGAAACCTTATTGGAATCGCAAAAGTGGCAAACCCAGTAAGAAAAAGAGATACAGACGATTTTACATTTAAATTAAAACTAGATTTTTGATATAATAACAATCTATTTATGATAATGAAAAAAGAACTTAAAAATTGGCGAAAATTCTTAATGGAAGCAGAAGATCCTTCTCATGATAGATATGAAGCTAATTTATATTTATCTATTGATCAATCCAAACCAATTGATCGTACAGAAGTTATGAATGAAATGCGAGCGATTCCAGAGGTTACAACTGTTTATCGTGAAAGGGAAGTTTCAACTTCTTCTGTGGCTTTTGTGGGAGAATATATTGTTCGTTTTATTCTTCCTTCCGCCTCCGACGCTGCCAGTTATTATAATCGCGAATTAAAACCACGACTCAACTCTATTAAGGGATTAAAAATCCAACGAGATTTGGGTTATGAAAAAATTGGTGATGAATGATTCTTGGCTTGGATATTTCTACATCAATAACTGGATATGCAATCGTTGATTATGATGGAACTATAGTTCAAGTTGGAAGTTGGGATGTGCGAAACAAAAATCACTTCCCAGATTTTTATTCAAAAGTTATATATTGCAAAGAAAGATTAAAAGACATTGCTTATTGTTATGAAATTGATCATATATTTATTGAGCCAGCCTTGAATATGTTTATGATGGGTAAGTCTTCATCCCACACAATTTCAACATTAATTAAGTTTAATGGAATTCTTTCTTGGCTTTGTTATGAAAAATTTGGATTTCAACCTGAATATATCCCAGCAATTTCAGCACGAAAGAAATGCGGGATTACCATTAAACGCGGACAAAAAGCTAAAGAAATTGTTATGAATTATTTCCTTGACAATGAACCCAATTTTGTAGTAGAATATACTAAGCATGGAAATCCAAAACCTCAATATTATGATCAAGCTGATGCGCTTGTTATGGCAAGAGCAGGCTTAACATGTCTGAAAGAAAACTCAGGATCATAAAGGATTTTCTTGGTTCTTATTATAAATCAAAAGATGAGTTACTTTTTCATTGCCCAAAGTGCAACCATCATAGAAAAAAGCTTTCTTTAAACTTCGACAAGAATGTTTTTAAATGTTGGGTTTGTGATTATGTCGGCAAAGATATTGGCCGATTAGTTTATTCTCATGGAAGTCTCGAAAACAAAAGCCAATGGAAAAC